TATCATCGGCGACACCGAGATCAAGGGAGGCTATGCCAAAGCAGTGGCGGAGATCCAGGACTGGCTCCAGGGCTTCGATGCAACGGTCAAAAGCCAGATCCAGGCCCTTCAGTCCTTCCTTCCCAAAGAAGATCCAAAGCCTATTGAGATAGCAGTTGTGCCTGCGGATGCCACAATTCCCCAGGAATCCTCAGAAACGTCCACAACCCCAGAAATTCTGGCAGAGGTGAAGTAAATGATTGCCTTCAAAGCTTCCTATCTCGGTCATGTACTTGCCTTTGGACTCTTTGCCGACAGCCTCGTTAGAGGAAATACTTCAATGGCTGCGTGTGCTGTGGCTTCATTTGCCGTAGCCCTGGCCTACGACTTCGTGGAACGCCATTATTCGGTCAGGAACGTCGAGTTCGCCATTCCTGAAGACTTCAAGCGGAAGGTGCAGGACTTGGAGGCCCGCGTGACGACAATTGAATACGGCATCAAGGCGAGGGGGTTCTAAATCATGAAAATGGAATTGACCTTTTACAGCCCGACAGGGGAGCCAGTTGTGCTGACGTTGGACGAGGCCAGAGAACTTTATGTTCTTTTAGCAGAACTGTTTGCAGTGAAGGCAAGTTAAGATGGCCGAAGAACAAAAGGAAAGAGATGAAGACGCTTTGAATGAGTTGGGACAAAAAACCCCCATACCATCAAATCAATTTGTTCCACCCACCTATATAGCTCCAAATACCTGTCCTTCATGTGATTACTGCCCCACTTGTGGCAGACATGGAAACCATTGGAATCTTCCGTATACTTATCCAATTTGGGGTGGAGGAACATTCGTATGATTTCCTTCGGGCTGGTGGTGGCGGCGAACAATCTCCTTGCCCTCAAGAACTTCACTGTCTTTCTTTCCAATTACAAGATCTTTGATAAGCCTTCTTTTTTGGAGAAGTGGCTGATTGCCAGGGAACAAATCTGGATCAATCGGAAGGCCATAAAGAACTTCCTCGACATCGTTGGAGAAGTTAAGAAAACTGAGATTAACATTGGACTTAATGACTGCGCTACGGGAATGTTCACGGTGCTTTACATTGCCAATGAATACAAATTCGGTCGCATGGTGATCCACGATTCCCAGGAATTATTCCAGTTAATTTCCCACACCGAGTTGGAGTTTGAGAAACTGAAAAAACCCCAGAGTGACGAGAGTTACAAGTAATGTCCCTCCTGAATCCCTACAGAAAAGGCAATCCTGGATGGGCAAAAGGAAAGTCCGGCAATCCAGATGGTAGGCCAAAGCTGGGGGCCACAATGGGAGTGAAACGTACACTTGCCAGGATGAAGCGGAATCCAGTTGAAGAACTTGTCCTGCTAGCAGATATGAGTAGGGACAAGGGTGATTGTAACACCGCGATAAAGATTTGGGAAAAGCTGTATGATGATAGCCTGGATTCGGGACTCGATCCGGAGAAAGAGAAGAGGACTACGGAGCAACTTTTGAAGGAGTTGGAAAAAGATGAGTCAAGATCCAGCAATGGAAGCAGCCATCCGTCTCAGTTGGGAGACGGGGAGATTAAAACGGCTTCTTAAGCCTGTCCAAAAAGAAATTTACGACGCCATCAAGGCATCTACTGAGCTTATCTATGTGGTCAACTGCTCCAGAAGGATTGGAAAGACTACCACGCTCGGGGTGATAGCAACAGAAATTGCTATCCAATATCCAGAGGCCCAAGTGCACTTTGGTGCACCCTATCAGAATGCTCTTAAGGACTTCCTCCTACCAATTTTTAACCAGATTTTATCAGACTGTCCCCCAAATCTTCGTCCGAAGTGGAAGCCGAATGATGGGAAATTTGTATTTCCTAATGGTTCCTCAATCAAACTTTGTGGAGCTAACAATGGGCAATTTGAAAATCTTCGTGGAAATAAGTCAGATTATTTTATCCTGGATGAAGCGGCACAAGTGGATGAGCTGGATGCTATTGTTAAAGACGTTGCTCTTCCTCAGCTACTTTCTTCTAAATATCCCGGCAAGAAAATGATCTTACCTTCCACTCCCCCAAACACACCCGACCATCCCTTTAAAGTTTATGCCGAGAAGGCAAAGTCGCGGGGGGCGTATAGTGAATACGACATCGAACAGAGTTGGTATTCCAAGGAAGAAATAGAAAGATTTATCGAAGAGATGGGAGGTAGAAACTCCACCAGATGCCAGCGAGAGCTATTTTGCAAGTTTGTTACCGATGCATCCCTTCAGATAATCCCCGAATGGAATACCCAACTCCATGTACAGGAAATCAAGGAGGATGACTATTTCCAATTTTACTTCCTTCTTGAAGGAATGGACGTTGGATACCGCGACTTCACTGCATGGTTGTTAGGTTATTATAATTTTCTTGATGCGAAGCTTTATATAAAAAAAGAAATCGCTATGAGAGAAAATGAGTTTAGAACTGATCGGCTTGCCGAGAGCATCAAAAAGACTGAGGAAGATTTTGCCAAGATAAGTGGACCTCAGTCTCGGATACGCCGCATTGCAGATAATGCAAACTTGAATATCCTTGCTGATTTATCTAGTATTTATAGGCTTCCATTCACTCCCGTTAGTAAGAAGAATGGGAAGGAATGGATGGTGAATCAGTTGAGGCAAGCTGTGAAGGCAGGAAAAATCATTATAGATCCCTCCTGCAAGATGCTGATCTCCTCTCTTGAATTTGGAATCTGGCGGCGCAACAGAGACGATTTTGACAAATCTCCCGATCTTGGCCATTATGACTTTATTGATGCTTTGATTTATTTGGTCGCAGTACTCCTCCCCACAGTTGTCAACATAAATCCGATTCCCCCGCTATATAAAATCAATGTGACCAACACAATGTTTCCAAATAACCAGGTTCCCTATAATGAGAGCCAGGTAACAACTGATGCAGCCGTAAAGAAGATGTTTCCCAAACTATTTTAAGGAATGAATAATGGACAGTCACGTTTTTGACTCATATTGGGCCGCAGAACAGGATGTTCTGAAATTGGTTGGATATCTTGAGCATAAGGTATCTGACTTTGATCGTCATATTGATATGGCTGGTCGTTGGCTCACATGGCGGGATCTTTATTACAACTATTATTTGGTTAATGAGCAGAACTATCTTTTTCCCAACTATGGTGCTGATGGATTCAAGCGGCTTAATATAAATCATTTTAGGGAAATTCTTAAGCATCTTCTTTCATTGGTCACGGCGCAAAGAGTAGTTCCAGAACCGATGTCCACGAACACGGATGCCAAGTCCCAGGCCCAGACGATTTTTTGCAAGAACATCCTGACCTATGAGAATAAAGAAAAACGACTTGACAAAACTTTTGAGTTTGCTTGTGAAACAGCCATTCTCCTTGGAGGAGCCTACGTCTCAAGAGAATGGGATGCTTCAATTGGTGATATTTATGGAGCTGACCCAATATCGGGACAGCAACTCCATAAAGGTGATTATGTAGTCAACATCTACAATCCTCTCGACTGTATCTTCGACTTTGCCCAGAGTGGATGGGATGTGAATAATTGGGTTATTCTTCGAAAATATTATAATCGGTGGGATCTGATTGACAAGTTTCCTCTTCATGCGGATGCGATTAAGGCAATTTCTATTGCTCCTGAAACAAAGAGACACCGATTGGGGCATATCATCAATGAAAAGAATGAGGACTTGATCCCACTGTATACTTTTTACCATAAAAAGACAGCCTCAGTTCCAATGGGCCGCACAACCATCTTTTTAGACTCGCATACATGCCTATTTGATGGCTCCCTTCCCTATAAAAGAGTTCCCGTGGATCGTATTGCTGCTGATGACCAGATGAACAATCCTTTCCCCTATTCGGTTTCGATGGATCTTCTGCCCATCCAGAAGGTATACAATGCTCTTGTGTCTGCTGTCTGCACGAACCAGGCCGCATTCGGTGTACAGAATATTATGATTCCCCGAGAATGCTCGATTGCACTCACGCAACTTACTGAAGGAATGAATGCGATTTACTATGATGCCTCTGTTGCTCAGGGAGCGAAGCCAGAACCATTGAATCTTTTAATGACTCGTCCCGAGATATTTCAATTTATTGAATATCTTGAAAAGAAGATGGCGCAAATCTCTGGAGTCAATGATACAATTCAAGGAAATCCTGCTGCTAATCTTAAATCGGGAACTGCTTTAGCTTTTGTTGCTTCTCAAGCTCTCACTTTTATTAGTCCCCTTTCTCGATCTTATAATGCTCTTCTTGAGGCTACTTGGACTGGTATTGTTGATATCATCAAGGAATTCGCCACGACGCCAAGAATGCTCCTCATTGCTGGAAAGTCAAATTCCTATGAAGCCACTGAATTTACGAATAAGGACATTGAGGATATTGATCGGGTTATAGTGGAGACAGGAAATCCCCTCACACAAACATTGGCTGGAAGAATCCAAATTGCCCAAGATTTGCTGCAGGCTGGACTTCTAAACAAGGAAGAGTACATGACAGTCATACAGACAGGACAGATTGAGCCACTTTATGCCTATGAAACAGCAGAACTCCTCTGCATCAAAAAGTCGGTGGAGGATCTTCAGGCTGGAAAGCCTCATAAGGCATTGATAACAGATAATCATCCTTTGTTCATCCGGGAATTCTTGACCATTCTCGCCTCGCCAGATATCCGCCTTGCACAAGATAATGTTGTGATGACGAATACCCTGAATGCCATCCAGCAGCATATGGACTTGTGGAAGCAGGCGACCATATCGAATCCGGCAATCCTAGCAATCCAGAACGTGCCACCATTTCCCATGCCGCAGCCTTCAATGCCCCTTCTGGGTCCGGGAGCAGGAGCACCTCCTCCAGCAGTAATGCCAGGAAAGGAAAATCCGAATGGTTCTAAAGTTCCAAAAGCACCAAATTTGCCAGGAGTGATTCAGTCCACTCCACCTGGAGCAGTTCCTCGTGTGGCTCCGCCACAAGCCCCAAAACTTCCTCCAGGAACTCCAGCAGTGACACAAAATGCTGCCGCCCAATTACAGGCAGCTGTTCCACAAGTTCCACCAGTAAGATAAAAATTCAGGAGAAAATTACCAATGTCTAATTTAATTTCAGGCAAATTTCCGGCCCAAACATATCGAAACCTTAATGTGCAAACCACTGGATCAGTAATCAAGGCTGCCAAGGGGCAAATTTTTGACTTGCACATCTGCAATCAAGCGGCTGCGACACGATTTGTCAAACTGTATGATAAAGCCACTGCTCCCACTGCATCTGATACTCCTTTGCGAACCTATTCGATTCCGGCCACCACCACCATTTCTCTTGCCGTGACAACCGCAGGAATTGAGTTTCTGTTAGGAATTGGTGTTCGTGGAACTCAACTTCTTGCTGACAATGATAATACCGCACCCGCAGCCAATGACATCATTGTAAATGTCGGCTGGCTATAAAATTTAAGGAGAATCAAAATGGCACTTTTACTCAAGGCAATCAATAGTTCGGATACTACAATCATGTTCTCCTCGGGGGATATAAATTTTCCCCAAGATGCCGGAGTGGTCCAAATTAACTCTGAAATAATTACTTATACCACCATTTACATGGGAACGATGTACGGGTGCACGCGCGGGGCGCAAAGCACAACTCCCGCCGCCCATGCAATTTCTAGTTCCATTCTTCTACTTAATTTCTTCAGCGGAATTCCCACTGATTTGGGAATAACTCAATTGACGGGGGATGTGACGGCTGGACCTGGAAGTGGGAGTCAGGCTGCCACATTGGCCAATACAGCAGTGACTCCGGGTTCTTATACTCATACGAGCCTTACAGTGGATGCCAAGGGAAGACTGACGGCAGCCTCCAATGGAACTGCCCCAGTCACCAGTGTTACAGGAACAAGTCCCATTGCAAGTTCAGGGGGAGCCACACCGGCGATTAGCCTGAATGATACTGCCGTCACTCCTGGTTCATACACAAGTGCCAACATCACCGTAGATTCTAAAGGTCGTTTAACTGCCGCTGCAAATGGATCTGGCGGAACTACATTTCCACTTTTAGCTCCAGATGGAATCAACAGTGCTCCATCATACTCATTTACAACGTTGCCAACGGGAGGGCTGTGGTGGGATGAGGCCAACGGATTTTTACGAGTAAATCGTGATGATTTGCACAGCCTAGCCATTAATGGTTCTGGTGGATCTGATGTGATCATAACTAATCCAGCTGTCGGAGGAGGCATCGCGCTAATATCAGATGCAACAGGATCAGTAAGTGTGGGTAGCGCAGTAGCTCAATTGTCATTGAGTTTTGGCGCATTTGCAGCAGATTTATTCTCCACCACTTGTGAAATGACCTTTGATGATACATCAACAGGCGTTATTATTTTTAAAACAAATAATGGCACTAATATTGCGGCTGAATTTGACAGTTCCACCATAGCAGCAGATACACGCTTTCTTCTTTGGGACGTCACTGCTGGATCTTTAAAGCGAGTTAGCCGTGGAGCTACCGATTCCGGCGGAGCTGGATTCCGAGTTTTAAGAATACCCAATTAAAAATTTCAGTATAAATTTATACTGTAATCATCACAGTATAGATAAATACCAATTTGCCTATTGTAAATAGGCATTTTAAATATAAAGTAAACCCACACCACCTACGAGCTATCCATAACAAAGGCTCATGGTTCAAGGAGAACTGACAATGAATGACACACCCGTAACACCATCCGCTGAAATGGGGAATGCTTCAAGTAGCACAAATGATACTTCGACAAAACTAACATCTACAACAAAAGTTGATGTTACTTCCGTAAAAGCTGCTGCAACTGCACCAGTTGACAAATCTGCTGCAGATAAAGTTAAGACAGATACTCCAGCCGAAAAAGCCGTTATCCAAAAGATCAAAATTGGCGATATGGAGTATGATGAAGCCACTCTAAAATCAATGATTGAAAAATCATCAGGCGCGGAGAAGAAGTTCCTCGAAGCTGCGAAAATGCGGAAGGAAGCAATGCGATTCTTCAAGCTTGCCAAGGAAAATCCCAAGGAATTCCTTGCCAAGACCGGACTGGACCCAAAAAAGTTTGCCTATGATGAAGTTGCCCAAGACATAAAGAACAAACTTCGAGATCCAAAGGAAGTTGCTCTTGAAGAAGCAGAGAAGCGAATCAAAGAATATGAAGCAAAAGAAACTGAACAAAAGCGCTTGGCTGATGAAGCTAAACTTGAGCAGCAAGCAAAATCCCTTGAACAAAAGTTTCATGCTGAAATGATAGATGCCCTTGAGGCTTATCCCGAATTACCAAAGAATGGCTTTACGGTGGCAAAATTGGCTGAGGCAATTGAAACAGTCAGAAATAAAACGGGTATTTTGCTTACTGCGAAGGAAGTAGCCCCAAAAGTTGTTTCTGATATGCGTAGACAGGTAGAAGGAGTTGTTAAAGGACTCACACCTGAACAATTGATTGCTCTTATCGGGCAAGAATCAGTTGATGCAATCTTAAAACATAGTCTTTCTAAAGTAAAAAATCCTTTATCTGGAAACAATGGTGCCCAAAGTTCTTCTGAAGGAAAACCGAAAGAGAAACGCTGGAAATCTTCAAATGACTTCTGGAAAACAATTGATAAGGCTGCAAAACAAGAGAGAGGTGAATGATCATGGATAGCACAGTCAATAAAAAGCGAGTCATTCCCAAGATTGCCTATCAATTAGAAGAAAAGACTGGTGGATTTCAATTGTTTGTTATCAAACTCGATGATGATAATAAGATGGTGTCTAGGGAAAGGATCAGCGATCCCGATGCTTGGGATCAAATAATTCTTCTTCTTGAAGCGGAACTCGGAAGGCAGTTTCAATAAATTTTAATTATATCATGCGCCGACATGGTAGCAGTCTTTCTTTTGGAAGGACTTAGACTGTAAATCGGCATAATTTAAAAGATTTCGGATTCGCCTTGCGAGAGGATAGAAATCGCTTTTGTACAAAAGTATATCTCGCTCTATTTAAATCCTCCTACACATTGCTTTCGAAAATGAATGGAGGCTAATCGAAAGGTTAGTTTGCAAACTATAGTACACAAATAGACTTGGAGTCTACAAGAGGGTTCAAAGGCCAAAACCCACCTAACCTTGTGGCAGAAGAGAGTGTTTGTCCTTCCAAATAAACAAAAATTCAAACCTTTAATGGAGAATCAAAATGGCCGCAACAATCCCCGCCTCAATTATCGGTGATTTTAAGGAACGCTACAATACCAAGGGTATTCAAGACGCGATTCCCGAATCCCGAGTAATCCTCAAAAATGTGGAGTTTGACAAAGCAACCCTCGTCGGTAATGCTTTCCATACTCCGGTGATCCTGTCTGATGAAGCTGGATTTACGTATGCCGCGAACAATGCCGGAAATTACGCTCTTAACGGGCCGATTTCCCTCAATGTTCCGGATGCGCAAGTCCGTCCTGCTCAGATCACGCTCGTCTCTCAAATTGCTTATGATGCCCTGTCCCAATCACTCGGTTCTGGCGCTGCGTTTCTGTCCGCAACGAAGCTCATCACCAAGAGAATGATTGATTCCATGTCCAAGCGCGTTGAACTCGCTGCTCTCTACGGAGGCAAAGGTCTTGGCAAAACTGCCGCGACTGGTTCTTCAAGTGTTGATGCCACTCACGAAATTGTTGCTTTCACGCAACAGTCTTGGTCTGATGGTATTTGGGCTGGTACAGTAAATAATCAAGTTCAGTTCTATAATGGTGCAGCCCTTGTTAGTTCTGGTGCTGATTCCGTATTCACCATCACCGCTGTCAATCCGACTCTCCGTACATTGACTGTCTCTGGTACTGCTACTGGTATTGCTGCCCTTCATGCTCTTGTTGTTACAACTCCGACGACTCTCGACATCTACTTCAATAGTGCTCATGGAAATGAGATGTTCGGAATCGACTTCATTCTCACCAACACGGGTGTTCTCTTCAACATTGATGCCTCAGTCTATGACTTGTGGAAATCAAATGTTATTGATAATGCAGCTGGAAAACTTACCTTCCTTGCTCTGCAGAATGCCGTTGCTGTTGCTGTGGGTCGTGGCTTGGACACTGCTGTTGATACTGTTATAAACCCGAAAGTTTGGGCGAACCTGGTCACCTCTCAAAGTGGTGCTCGTCGGTTTGACTCAAGCTACAAGAAAACCCTGATGGAGAACGGCGCTGAGAAGCTTACGTTCTATTCCCAGAATGGTGTTATGAACGTCACCCCTTCACTTTATGTGAAAGAGGGAGATTGCTTCATCCTTCCGTTCGATACTTATCAACGGATTGGTTCTATGGACATCGAGTTCATGCCGCAAGTTATGGGTTCTGATGAGTTCTTCCAATACGTTCCTGGCTTCAATGCCTACGAACTGCGTCTCTGGACGAATCAGCAGATCTTCTGCACCCTTCCGGCGCGTTCAGTCAAAATCTTCAACATTTCGCTGAGCTAATAAGCTAACCACTTTAATCGGTTAAAGCAAACTACTTGTCCCGGAGTTTCTGTCGGAGAAATCCGTCTTTCAAGGGATATCTTTTAATTTGATCCAAAGGAGTCTTTATCATGGCCGTTTTGACCGTAACCTTTACCGTTCCCGATTCTCACGCAACGATGCTTGAAAAACTTGAGATGAATGCCACCCAAGTGAGCCTTTCCGACCTTGCCAAACTTGTTGATGATGTTGTCAATGGGGCGCAAGTTTCCACGACCGTTGTTGACCTTGACGGAAGTCCAGTCGTAACAGTTCCCAAATAATTACTTTTGATCGGAGTTCATTATGAGCATTTTAGTTCCGTTCAACGGATCTAACTTCATTATTCCCACGCCAAATGAAATCGGTTGGGGAACGAATTTAGACAATTATCTCGTCGCCATTGCCAATGGATGTTTGCAAAACATTGGTGGAAGTTTTGTTCTGTCCAATGATGTGGACTTTGGTGGAACCAATGGACTCAAGGCAGTCTATTATAAGACTCGATCCACAAACATTGCATCATCGGGTCAGCTTCGTCTGGCCAATGCTGTCGATTCGATCAGTTGGAGAAACTTTGCCAATGGGGCAGATCTTCCGCTTGCCGTAAATTCCAGCGATCAGCTGACGTTCAATGGCATTCCCGTCGCCGTCGGAGGAAGCGGTACGGTCCTTCCGGGAACAGCCAATTCATTGGCCTATTATCCGGCGAGCACAAACACCGTTGATGACCTGCCCGCGATAACCCCTTCACGGGCCTTACAGAGTGATGTCAATGGCCTTCCCGTGGCCGCATCGGTAACCGCAACAGAGCTTGGCTATTTATCCGGTGTCACATCGGCATTGCAAAGCCAGCTAAATTTAAAGGCTCCTCTTTCCTCCCCAACATTTACGGGCACGGTCACCATGCCCTCTCCCTTCACATTGGGAACAACTTCCGTTACATCCACCGGAACGGAATTGAACTATCTCGTTGGCGTGACATCCTCCATTCAAACACAATTGAATGCAAAGGCTTCAGATTCATTGGTCGTGCACCTTGCTGGAACGGAAACCATCACCGGAGCAAAAACAGTGGCAAATGCCTCATGGCTCCAATCCATCGCCAGTTCCGGTGCCCAGGTTTTGAACAAATCGACAAACAGCTCGAACACGGCTAGTTCGGATGCCCTGATTTTAACCGAAGTTGGCGGAACATCGGCTGGAGACGCTTTCTTTTCATCCATAGTCACTTCGGGCAACTCTTGGTCCTGGGGTCTGGATAATTCAGACAGTGACGCCTGGTGTCTAACAAATGCCGCCACGTTAAATGGAACGAATCTTATCAGAGCAACTTCCGCAACGGGAGTGGCGATCAAGGGAGATCCAACAGGGGCGGGAGTGGCCGCTGGAGACATCGGGGAATACCTGACAAATAATGCCTCGGGAAATTTTCCATCCTCCAATGTTGCTGGAGATATTACCTCACTTACACTGACATCGGGCGACTGGGACGTGGCGGCAAGTGCCAACATAACTCATGGTAGCAGTGACACGCGATACATATTCGCAATCTCAAGCGTATCCGGGAATAGTCTCACCGGAGGCGGAATAGCCGATGGACTCAACCTTTTTAGATTTCCCGGAAGTTCTACTCAGGATAGTGCGATGTTTGTGCCTCGTTATCGCATCCAAGTTGGCAGTACGACAACATACTACTTAAAATATTTTGCTGTATACAGTGGGTCGACCCCGCAAATTAATGCGTATATTTCGGCCCGAAGAGCTACATAAAAATTTCAACCAGATCGTAACCCAAAGATATTTAGGAGAATTAACAATGATGCCCCATGAAGACGAAAAACAGGATGTGGATATGATTAAGACCGTGCTCCAAAAGATCATCGACGAGATGACCAATATGGAGTCACAGCGGATGTTGCCGGATGGCCATCCTGCGAAGCATGTTGAAATTGCCGCAAAAGTTGAGCCAGAAGGAAGTCCAGCTGAAGAAGCCGCAGAATCCCCTGAAGCGGAAGGTTCTGAACATGATGAAGGGGCATTGTCGGATCTTCTTGGCAAGGCTGATCATGCTGATGAGACTGGTGCACTTCCCGAAGACCATGAAGAGGAATTGCCACCTGAAATCGCCGCGCTCGTTGCCGAAAAACGCAAGAAGCTTCAATAAGTTTATATTTAAGTCTATAAATAGACTCAAAGTCTATTTCTTTAAGGAAAAATGAACTATGGCAATAGACTACAGCGTGACCACACTTTTGGCTTCAGTCAAACAGCGTAGCATGAGTGCCTCAAATCAAAACCTACTTCTCGATGAAGATATGGTACGGATTGCTTCTGAGGAAGTTCAATCGGTGCTGATTCCTTATATTGAATCAATTAAAGGGGAATATTTTGTAAAAAATTTGGATACTCCGTTTATTCAAAATGTTACAACCTATTTGATGCCCCAACGAGCCACGGGAATGAAACTTCGTGATGTCTGTTTAGTGGATAATCAAGGAAGTGAGGTTCTTTTAAATTATATTAATCCTGAAGACCTAAAATCTTCCTGGGCCTATGCACCCTATCAATTTGGCTTTTATCCAAAAGACAATTCGGTTGTTCTCGTTCTGGGAAATCTCGTGGGAACTGGTAATTATTCTTTTGTCCGATTGATTTACTTTCGGCGTCCAAATACGCTCTGTTTGCAAGGCGCAACAGGGCATGCCGCTACTATTGTCAATGTGAACTATGGACTGAACCAGATCACGGTTGACTTGGCCCCCTCCGAATGGGTTCCTTCCACAACTTTTGACATAATCAACAGCATGCCACCATTCCAGTCTTTTGGGGATGACTTGCCAATAACTACGATTGCAGGTAATGTCGTGACGTTTTCTGGCGTCCTTCCGGCGGGACTCTTGAATGGAATGTATCTCTGCACGGCTAATTTTGCACCGATTGCTCAGGTTCCAGTGGAATGCCAAAGACTTCTTGAATCCCTCACTGCCGCCAGGATTCTGCAATATTCGGGCGATCCGTCATTCCAGGTTTTTCAGGCCCAGGCGGAGCAGGAAAAGAAAGATTTGATCAATGTCCTGTCACCACGGATCGATGGCAGCCCTCGAAAGATTCCAATCCGCAATCGCCTGTGGGGCCCGTGGTAAGACATGGCTAAACCTTCTTTTCCAGTACAGCTTCAGGAAACAATTGATCTTCAGCCGGTGGGTCTTTGGACATATCCAAACCCGCTATCTGCCGTTCCAAAGGGCGCATTGACGATTGCGGAAAACCTTGTCCTTGACCGCCCGCATGTTCTGGAACCCCGACGGGGGATAAACCCTATCGGTCCGGCATTCACCGCAAATGCGAACAAGCTCTATGGATTCCAAAATCAGGTAGTTGCCTCCTACAGCAACAAACTGTCTTATTATTCCTCGGACTTTTTAACCCGCACGGACTATTCCGGAACTTTTTCCCCTCCGACCGGGGCCATAACAATCCATTCGACTCTGGCCAACAAAAACATTTATTTCACCACGTCAACGGGAGTGAAAAAGCTCGACAGCATCGCGGGAAGCATCACCTTTGCTGGCGCTCCGGCGGGACTCGACGGAAGCGGAACGACGACGGGAGTGGGATGGTTTACGAACAACACCCAGGTTGCCTACAGAATTTTATTTGGATATACCGATGCCAACGGAAATTTAATCCTTGGTGCCCCGTCCCAACGAATTGTTGTCTCGAACAGTAGTGGAGGAACCACAAATGTGTCCCTGACATTCACCCTGCCAGCAGGCTTGACAACTTCGTGGGAATACCAGATCTATAGAAGCCCGATGTCGGCCAATCTCACCACTGAGCCAAACGATGAATGTGCGCTGGTCTTTACCGGGAATCCGACAGGAACGGATCTGACAAATGGCTACATAACCTTAACGGACACAATTGACGACTCCCTGAAAGGGGCCTTCATTTACACGGCATCGAGCCAGCAGGGAATTGCTCAGGCGAATTATCAGCCTCCCATCGCCACGGATGTCACGACTTTTCGCAACTTCACGTTTTACGCAAACACAACATCGCAACAGCAGTTTTTGATGACTCTTGTAGCGGTTGGCGCTCCAGCACTTCAAAACGGGGATACACTTACAATTGGCGGAATAACCTACACCGGACAGGCGACCGAGAATATTGGAACAGGGCAATTTCAGATTTTCACTGGAGGAACTCCCTCCCAGAATATAACCAACACGGCCAACTCAATCGTTCGGGTAATCAATCGGCATGTTGGTTCCACGGTCTATGCCTATTACCAGTCGGGCTATTCGGACCTTCCGGGAAGGATTCAACTGACTGAACGAGGCATTGGCGGAGCACCTTTTACTGTTGCTTGTTCAAGAAGTGGGGCATTCACTCCCAATATTGGACTCACCACGGGAACTTCCTTAAACTTAAATTCACCGAATTATGTTTTCATCTCAAAATTTCAGCAACCGGAAGCAGTACCTCTTCTCCAATTTATTCCAGTCGGTGCCGCTGACAAATCTATTTTGAGAATAATTTCCCTGCGAGACTACATCCTCATTTTCAAGCAGGATGGCGTGTTTCAGATTGTTGGAACTGACACCAACTCATTTCAGGCTCTTTTAGTTGATTCAACAACTATCCTTCGTGGAATTGAAACAGCTGTTGCTTTAAACAATAAGGTTTTCTTATTTTCAACACAAACAGTTATTTCATTAACCTATAATGAAGGGGCAATCCTGAAATCCCAGCCAATCAAGCAGGATTTGCTCACTCTCTCGTCTCCCCTCTTTCCGGGATTCGACAATGCTAGCTTTGGAATCGCTTATGAATCTGAAAATAAGTATATTCTTGGTACCGTTACTAATACTACTGATACCGTCGCAACTCAGTATTTTGTCTATAATTATATAACAGATGCCTGGACACAGTGGATTTTCCCATTCAACATGAAGACGGGATTCGTCAATCCCCTTGACAACAAACTTTATTTTGGATCCGGGGATTCAAACTCACGATTTCTTTATCAGGAAAGAAAAAATTATGCAGTCACGGATTATGCCGATAATTCCTATCCCGTGACGGTAACTGGATCTTCCGGAACCACGGTAAATCTAACGAGCACAACGAATGTTCAGGTTGGCTTCACCCTCAGCCAATCAGACACGATTGCAATTGTAAAACAGATCGTGAATTCCACGGACATCAAGGTTGACCGGATTGCTACCTGGGTGAATGGAGCTGCCCTGGCCTATACTCCGATCCCATTAATGTTTCAGTTCATTCCGGAACCATGTGGAAATCCCGGAATCGTCAAGCAATTTAAAGAAATTCACACAGTTTTTTCTGCAATTGACTTTACATCAGTTGATCTGGGATGCTCAACAGATTTTTCTGAACAAGTAACAACTTTCACCTTAGTTCCAAAATTAACCGGATTCGGAAATCAGGTCTGGGGTAATTCACCCTGGGGAAGCGGAAGCACCCAATTACCCAAGATCATTCGTGGTTTGGTACCAATCACACAAAGACGGGGGCACTGGTTGATTGTTACTTTGAATGAGTCCCTGGCCCTCACTCACTTCGCCCTTGACGGTTTTGTAATCTACTATCAACAAATGTCCCAGAAGTTCCATTAATATGAAGCTTCCAATTATTCCCTCATTAAATCGCCAGGATTTTCAGGAAGCCCCACAATGGGTGAGCAAATTGATCTATCCCCTCAATCAGTTCATGACGGCGGTCAATCAGACCTTGGCAAACCAAATTACGCTTCAAGACAACGTTTCAAGTGTGGTCAAACAATTTTCAATTGTTGGTGGAACCCTGGATACTGACAATATCTTTTCCTTCCCTGTAATCTTCGGCAGGCAGATTGTTGAGCTTAATGCTTACTGTACGAATGCCGATGGGAGCTACACACCGGTTTATCCACAGGTCAGTTGGAACTTCATCAATAACCAGGTTGTCATCAATGGAATCAAGGGACTCACAACGGGCAAGAAATACAATTTCACCGTGACCGTGAAATAAAATGTACATAGAGAATCCAGATGAAGAACAGCTGAAGTCCCAATCATCCAGTTCCCCATCAGTGGGAGCAGGGGGAGGAGGCGTTGCCATAGGAACTGGCGGAACTTCCACAGGTGGAAATCCTTCGACAATTTCTCCGATTCAGACCAATCCGACAAACCAATCATTTGCCACCGTCCAGGACTATTTAAAAGCCAACCAGCCTCAAGGGGAGGAATTCGGACAACAGTTTGTTTCTACGGTTGGACAGGGAGTCGGGCAGGCCAAGTCGGCCATAGACACCTCTTCCCAAAATGCTCAGAATGAAGTCACTGCCGGAACGGTCAATGCAAATCCAGGACTGATCAGCGAGGCCCTAAAAACGCCAGCATTGGTTGCGAATGACGCTGGAAAGTTGGCCGAGTTTCAGAAGGAATACAATGCGCAATATTCGGGACCATCTTCTTTTGAGTCTTCTGATCAGTATGCTCCTGCAGCCAGTGCTGTTAATGCTGCTACCCAGACTGGGACGGAATTGGGAAGCACGGGTGGAAGGGAGCAGATTCTTCAGGATACCTTTGGTGTATATGGCCAGGGAAACAAGGGACTTGATCAAACGCTTCTACAAAATTCATCGGCTTATCCAAATATACCTCCGCTAGAAAAGAGTTTCCAATCAGTCCAGGATTATCTCAAGGCTGCCTCGGCCAATACAAATGCGGCGGCCACGAATGCCGCTAAGACGACAGAGGCTACGAAGACCACAGCCACAGCCCCTTTTTCAAACAGCCTCACCAATTTTCAAAATAAAGTCAATTCAGAGGTTCAGGTTGCCCAACAGCAGGCCCAAACGGGAGGCAGTGCAATCCAGAACGACCTTGCCACTGGAAATGGGGCTGCACTTTCCAAAGATCTTAAAGATGCTGGAGTGTCTCCCGAAAATGTAGCCAGCATTTCCGAATATCTCCTTGCATTGAACAAGGACTACAGGCAAAACCCAGATTTGTCAAATTATCTCACATCGAATCCGATTTCAGACATAACATCAGCTAACGTTGCAACCCCAGAAGAGTATGCAAATGCAGCAGCCCTACAGAAACTCACCGGAACAAATTACTCGGGAGTCCTCAATCCCGCTAATGCGGGCCAGGCTGGAACCGCGAACACACTCCCACAGGTCAATGCCAAAGATCTTCAATCCTATCTCCGGAACAATTTAAGCCAGCGCGATTCCGAGATGGTTTCGGGAAAAAATTTAATATCCTCAGTGCTACCGATACTCAATGATCCGAAGGCAGTGCAGGATTACGCGGGAACGATTAACAATGCCATTTCCCGTCAATTAACGGCGGCATACAGCTCAAATGACCCAAAGCAATATCAGGCAGTGAAGCAGCAGGTTCAGGCGCTTCATGGACAAATTTTGAACTATATCCGTGAACATTCGGGCGATGATCCTAAGATTGGGCTGACGCTGGGTCCATTGGCACAATCAATCACTCAAGTATAAATTTAAGGAGAACTACAATGGGTTTATTTTCAAGTCTTTTTGGCTCAGCAGGAAGTGACAAGGCCGACAGGATGCGCCAGAGCGCAATCGACGCCTTCAACTCCATCAAGACACCTCAACTCTCGGATCTTCAGGTTCAACTGGACAAGGAAGTCAGTGCTGGAACCCTCACGCCAGAGCAGGCAGAGGCACAACTTCTCAACTCGAATGCTTTCAATGATATAAAAACTGATCCTTCTCTTACTGGTGCCGCCAAACAGGCATTGACTCAGATGCAGCAGATCGGAACACAGGGTGGGATGACTGCCATTGATAGAGCACAGTTGCAGGATATCACTAACCAAACCAACCAGCTTGCCCAATCGCGCAATGCGTCCGTCCTGCAGAATGCCCAGCAACGAGGCATTGGCGGATCTGGAATCGAGTTGGCAAACACTTTATCAAATGAGCAGGCGGCTGCGGATCGCGCTTCCGCCGCAGGAACCAACGTGGCGGCAAATGCTCAACAGCGAGCTCTTCAAGCCATTCAGGCTGCTGGAGGACTCGGACAATCCCTTGAAGCCCAGCAATACGGGGAAGAGGCAAAGAAGGCCGAGACTCAGAACGCCATCGACCTCTTCAACAAGCAGACGGCCAATGCCACCAATCTTTACAATGTCGGAACGGCCAACGAGGCGCAGACACGAAACCTTGCCAATGCCCAGAACATTGCAAACACGAATACCGGCATCGCCAACACAAACAAGACCTACAATGCGGCCCAAAACCAGCAGGTCTTCAATGACGCAATGGCAAAAGCTTCCGGAGTCGCCAACGAGTACAATCAGGGTGCAACGGCGGCGGAGAAGCAAAAGCAGGAGGAAAGCGGGGCGAATCTGGCCCTTCTTGGTGGTGGATTAAAAGCTGCCGGTACCGGAGCAGGATTCATGCTGGGAGGCCCAGCCGGAGCCGCAGTAGCCAGCGGCGTGACAAATATTGGTGGTGGTAACACAACCAATAAAAACTATAATGAAAATATGCTGCCCGGATATGCCGAGGGCGGAGAGGTTGATCCGAACGAGAACCGATCCATGTCCCCTGATCACGCGGAGCCGGAAAACAAATATTCCCATGAATGCTACAGCGAATTTTGCCTTCATCCGGAACACGACATTGATCCCCAACCTCCTCTGAATGAGAATAGGGGACTGACCCGTGCCGAGGCCGAGCCGGAGAATAAATCCCTGGAGGATGCCTATAATGACTTCGTTCAAAAGTATGCCTATGGGGGCACGGTGAGGATGGCAGACGGGGGAATGGTAAAGATCAAGTCATCGACCAAGGAACCCCTTCACATGAACCAACCCCATTCGGAAGGATATGCAGATGGCGGCATAGTAGATCCCCAAACACAAGATCTTTCAGACAAGCAAAGACTTGACCTTGCAATGGCACAGTCAAATGTTTCCTCTCCACAAAACGCAGCGAATGGTCAAAACAAAATTCCGACCGCCAGCCATCCCGACGACAAGAATGACCGAAGTCTTCCCTCAAGGCTTGGGCAATTGCTTGGCAGTCATGCTGATATCGCCAATGAGATTGACAGAAATCGGGGCGGAATGATCCATGATATGCGAAAAGGTGGAATGGTTCCAGGAGTTTCCAAAGTTAGGGGAGATAGTCCAAGAAATGACACCGTTCCAGCCAGATTAAGCCCAGGTGAGATTGTGCTTCCCCGAACCGTTGCCCAGAATCCCATCAAGGCACCGAACTTCATTAGCAAGACACTATCCCGAGAAGACCCGACATCTCTTGCGCTTAAACGATTACGTCAAGCACATCTGAACCAAGGAGCATAAAATGTCTGCTATCTTAGATACTCTTTACAATATTTTCAAAGGTGCAAATCCAGACAAATCTGACGAAGAAATCAATGCCCAGGTGAAGTCCTATGCCCAAGATCCGAATCTCCATGAAGCTATGAAGGATCTTCTTCCTCCAACTCCCGATGCCCAGACAGAAGATCAAGTAATTCCGCCAAAAATGCTAAGTTCTAATATTGCCGCTTTCAAACTTCCTTCCGCAAACTCCACACCAGCCTCGTTCGACATGAAGGAATCGTCATCTCCCGTCACCATGAATGGGGCGTTACCTTCCATACCCGCCGGAAATGCGGCGCAGCCAAATGTAAATTTGCCTAGCCCAACCCCGGAGATGGCCACCATACCTCCCGCTGCGGCACCAGCCGCACCAGCTCCATCTACTTCCAAGACTTCGGAAGCAGCCACCTCCACCCCGCACGTGGGCGAAGCTCCATTGGCCCAAAACCTCTCGGATAACGAGGAACGGCAGAAAATGCTGGCCGACGAGGCCAAGAAAAGAAAGCTTGGTGTTCTTCCCTTGCTCGTTGGCGGGGCAGGAGATGCAATAAGCACAGCCGCGACCGCATTCGGTGCACAGGCCGGAACCCCGGTTCTTGACCAGATCGTGAAGATGGAATCCGAGAACATCAAGCAGGATAAGGCTCAATTTGAGACGAACCTGAAAAATGACCCAACTTCCGATGTTTCACGCTCCTACCAAAAGGTCGTGAGCATGATGATGGGCAAGCCAGCAACGGACCCGGATATACAGAAAATGTCCGCCAACACCATCGCTGCCCAACTTCCTGAAGTGGAGAAGTTCATGGCAAAGGAACTTGGACTAAAGCAGATCCAGGCCAATAAAGAACTTTCTATGTCCATGTCCAGAGGAAATGAGAGAGATCGGATGTGGAGTCAGGCCGTCCAAACCATCAACCAGATTCGCGGGGACAAGCCCCTCGTGGACTCCGAGGTCATGAGAAATGGAGCCATATCGGCCTACCAGGCCATCGACCACATCCAAAAGCAGGGACGGGCACCGAATCAGTATGAATATGTGGACCTTCTTGGCCAGCTTTGGAAGGCCCGAACTGGTGGCACCCTAACGAATGAAGAGCTGAGGCACATGGACGCAAAAACGATTCAGAGTCAACTTGGACCAATAGGCACCTACTTTACCGGAGATCCCAAAGCCATAACAACTCCTGGCGCAACGAATGCAATAAAAGATTTCGTTGTTCAATCAGGAAAGACGGCAGACCAGATCCACGACAACTACATGCAGACACGTGGAGTCGGTGCAGCCGCAACGCGAATGAAGGAACTCTATCCCGATGATGCGGACAGACTTTCCAAGATGGCGCGTGGAATGAGCTTTCAGGACGCCACTGGAATCAGCTATAAAAATCCTGCACAAACCAACCAAAGTGCTGTCCCAACAATCACCAGCGAACAGGATTATAATCGACTTCCCTCAGGGGCATCTTATCAAGATGCTTCAGGTAAAGTCTATAGGAAAAAGTAAATGTGGGCACCACCACAAGATGAATTGATTCAGAATTCACCTGCTATCTCTCCTTCTTCTTCCTGGACTCCTCCACAGGAGGAAATGGTCAATCCGGCACAACCGGAAGATATCGGAACCCTGAAATCGGGGGCAGTTGGATTGATGTCTGGGATTCCTGGGGCCGAGACGGCCATCGCCGGAGTTAAATCAGCAGTTGGCCCAAATACCTATGATATTGAACATCAACAACTTGAAGATTTAAAAGATAAGGCATGGGAACAACATCCTGTTGCTTATGGAACAGGAAAAGTTGCCGGATTTGCTGGAACTGGTCTTGTCGCTCCAGAAGGACTTGCCGGAATGGCCCTTACGGGTGCTGGATATGGCGCGGACGTAGCCAAAAATTTAGAAGACATTCCAAAAGAGGCCCTTTTCGGTGCCGGAACCGGCGCAGCCGTCGGAACCGTGGCAAACAAGGTTATTGAACCCTTAATCTCGAAAGTAGCTCCTATGGCGGCAAAGGGAGCCCTTTCAGCCCTTGGTCCCTCTGCAGAGGCCATAGAAACGCGCCTGGCTAATCCTGAGGCACTTTCCTCGGCAATGGGACCACAATCACAGGCGGATGTATTGGAATCGCTCAGCAATAGTCTCCGTAAGGTTATTGGACAGGACAGTAAGAAAGCTTTATCTATTCTTAGTCCTTCTGCTTATGTTGATAATATTGAAATTAATCCTTTATTTGATCAAATTAAACAAGGACTTGCTACTGATGGAGTTCTGGTTGGACCCGCCCAGCAAAATGCAGTTGATTCTCTTGGAACCTTTGAAAAAAGTTTAGATACTATTGCAGCTAAAAATAATGGTTATATTCCTCATACTGCCTTAGCTCAAATTATTCGTGATATTGATGACAATACGAATTGGACTGATCAATCTCAAAAAGTTACGAATGGGGCTTTGAAACAACTTCGACATGGCCTTGATACCATGTTAAAAGAAGATAATCCTGCATATGAAGAAGCAATGAAACCTGTGGCCCAAAATGCTGCTCTTTTGGATAAACTTCGCCGGACTTTTGGACTCAAATTTGAACCGGGAGCTGGATTAACAGCCACGGACATGACAGCATCAAAGATCTCCAATGTCCTAGGAGAGAACAAGTCGAATGCACAAGATGTTCTTAAACAACTTACTGATCTCACCGGATATGATTTTCTTGAGAATGCCAAAAACTTTAATCTGGGTCAGGAATTTAAAGAAGGAGGAGGTGCGGGAACCTCTATCATGGGACATGCTCTTGGATATGGAACTGGACGAATGACTGGACTACCTGGTGGTGGCTTAATGGGTAGTCTTGTCGGTGGACAGGTGGGCCGATCAATCGATGGAGGAGCTCTTGCTGGGAGAATCATCGATGGATATCTCAACGTCAGCGAGTCAATGGCCGATTCAGGAGTCACCAAAGCCCTTCAGACATACGGACCGGTTTTAGTCAATGCCGCGAAGCAGGGTGGAAATAACCTTGCCGCGACGCACTTCGTTTTAGCCACGTCCCATCCTGAATACCAGAAGGTAATGGACCATTTTCAAAACAACGCAAGTAATCCGCAGTAAATAGAGACGCCCCATGATTGTCTACAATCAGCTTTCGGTTCCAGCCAACTCCTTTGGAACCCTGTTTCTCTACCAAGTTCCCGCCCGTGGCGGAGCGCAATGCACGGGTTTCATAGTTTGGGGAACTGGTGACGGTATCTATACACTTTACTTGAATGGCATCGTGATTGGCGGAGGCCGAACTTCAGCAGCGCAGCAAGTCCTTCATATGGACTACATCTCAAACCCAGTCGGATTGCAGGCGTTTGACTCCCTTGAACTCCAGGTTTCAAACTGTGCAGGATCGAATACAAAAACCTATTCGGGGAATCTTCTCGTGGAGCTTTTATAATGGGCTGCGAATACACCTCAGATCTTCCAGTCGTAGGAAATATAACGATTGTTCCTGGACCCAATGCTGCCAATGTCTATTCGGAAATTTTGGTTCCCTATGCCACCGTCACAACCATCCTGACTTTCATCGTGGCTTCTGCTACACTAAGTATTTTTTCCTTTGTTGGGTGGGGAGACACGGTAGGAGAATTTTTGATCAAGGTAAATGGTATTACAAAGGGTGGAGGAAGAACGACGGCAGCCACACCCACATTCACCGCTGACTATACCAGCGGGCCGATTCCCACAGTTCTTGGTGATATGATTACGATTACATCGGAACATTACACTATTACCTCCCATGTAATGAAAGCTAACTTGCTTGTAGGATAAAATGGCAGACATTCGACCAAATTTGGAACTTAGACAAAAACAGATTCAATTACGAATTTCGGAACTTCAACTCAATCTTCAGAGAATGGATGTTCGGAAATTGGAATTGGATGATGAAAAATCTAAAATTGACACAAACATTGAGGCGACGGTTGCAGCAATAACCGACCTACAAAAAGAATTGGGATAATAAGGAGAATCAAATGGCAGATTTCGATGCACAATTACCAGTACGAACAATCGCAACCGAATTTACAACTGAAATAGCCAATGCGGCTGGGACGACCATCAATCCCGTGGAGGAATTCGCACAGGGATCAACGACCGCAGCCCAAAAAGGGCCATTGGAACAGGGAGCCGTAACGACTGCCGCCCCTGCGTATACAAATGGGCAGACATCCCCTCTTTCCCTAACAACAAGCGGATCTCTTCGCATAGACGGATCGGGCTCGACGCAACCCGTTTCCGGAACTATCACGGCCAACCAGGGAACAAGCCCTTGGGTCACGAATGAAAGCCAGATTGCGGGAACGACTGTCTCCGTCAATACAGGAAATGCCGACTCCGGAACGCAGCGAGTCGTCCTGGCGACAAACCAGCCCGCGATTCCCGTCACCGTTAGTGGAGATTCGGTGATTGAGCTTCCACAGTACAACACCGCCGCATCCATTGCGGCAGGGGCCTCCAATACCCAGACTTATAGCCCCGCTTCAACGGTGTCGCTCGACGGGGTGGACGCCAGCGCATCGGGTCAGATGAAGGTGGAAATCCAGTATGGAACGACCGGAGCCGAAACGACAAAGGCAGTCTTCTTCACGAGCAAGGGGAATCTCCAGCTCCAATGGAGGCTTCCGAATCCGGTGTCGATAACGAACACAATGAGCGTGAAGGTCATCCGAACCAACACAGACAATCAAGCAATGGATGTCTATAGCACGGTTCAAATTCACTAAATTACCTGTGTTCACTCATGAGTGAACGTAAAGAATAAAATGGCAGATCTCAATTTCCCACAAAGTGCTGATCCCGTCTGCATCTTTAATGATTCTTCACAGAATCAACTGGCTGTTAATTCAGATGGATCTGTAAATACAGTAAGCTTAAACAGTAGTAAATCAACTTATGCGGGGGCAACTCTCAACATTGCCAGTGCGGCCACAGCAACGGACATTTTCACTATCTTTGGAAGCGGAACAAAAACGATCAAAATTCTAGTTATTGGAGTTTCAGGAGTCCAGACAACGGCCTCGGATGTAATCATTAGGCTAATATTCAGATCCTCGGCAAATTCGGGTGGCACCTCGGCTTCTGTAACCAAAGTGCCCTATGACTCAACCAATTCAGCGGCCACGGCAACCGTACTGAGCTATACAGCAAATCCAACTTTGGGTACTGCAGTGGGCGATGTTGTCACAGACAGATTGTTTGTCCCTCCGGCAGGGGCTAATACAATGGCAGAAACATTGGTATTTAGATTTGGAGAAAGTTTTGGCCAACCAATCATTCTTCGGGGAACGGCTCAAGGATTGTGCATGAATTTAAATTCCACAACCATTCTTGGAGGGTCGTTCAATTTTTGGGTGGAATGGACAGAGGAGTAAATGGACATTTTACTTCATCCGGCAGGAACGGAAACCTCATCTGGAAATAGCACATCATTCGGCCAGGGCAACATGGGAATTGTGGGTTTATTTGTCAATGTGGCCGCCGCAAGTGGAACATTACCAACACTTCTTGTGAATATCCAGCACAGCCCAGACAATTCTGTTTGGTATGATGTGCCGGGACTTACAACGGCCTCTTTGGTGGGTGTGACAACCACAGCCATCGTACTGTCAACCCTGACTCCCTTGGCAGATTATGTGCGGTGCAAGTGGGTCACAGGTGGACTCAATCCAAGTTTCACATTCACGGCAGATTTGGTGACCTATTCGATATGAGTGACTATCAATTTCCTCAATCAATAAGTGGTAATATTGGAGTGACCAACTTTCCGGCGACACAGGCGGTATCCGGCACAGTGGCAGTATCAAACTTTGCGACTCCCATCGGTGGCCAGGCGAATGCCTGGAACAATGTAGCGGTCGTCAGTGGCACAACCTCTGCAAGTATTGACTGCCAGTATGTAGCGACAATCTCAATTTTCGGCACTGTGAATGCGAACCTGAATCCCTTGCGAATCCAAGCCAGCCAAGATAATGTGAACTTTTATACCCTCACCACACTTTCCCTCGCCACGGGAAACTGGGGAACCACTTTGTCCTTTGGAGCTCGGTACATGCGACTTCAGGCAGGACAATCCGCAACAATCACAGCGACGATAGCGGGGAAATAACATGGCATTGACAATCACCACAGTGGCCGTAGTGGCCCCAACGAATCCCACCGAGGTCCAAACATGGTTGACGGCGCACTCAGCCGTGACAATCTTGGCGATGTGGAATAATGATAACACATTTTTTATTGTCTATACTTAAAGGATAGTATATGCCTTATAAATCAGATGCTCAACGAAGATATTTTCATGCTGCCGAAGCTCGTGGAGAAATAAGTCCGTCAACAGTCCATGAGTTTGATCAAGCTTCCAAAGGAAAAAAACTTCCCGAAAGGAAGAAACGGAAGTCTTCGGGTCCTTTGCACGAGTATCTCAAAAAGCATAATCCGTAAAATTTACTAGGTTACGGTCCAACGGCAGGTAGAGTCTGCACACTCCTCGGTGCATTCTCTGTTTCTCTGTGGGAGAAATAAAAATCCGCTAAACCTCCTGCCACTCTTCACACAAAATCTTAAAAGGATACTCCAATGGAAAATCAGCCAAAAGATGTTCAAGATATAATCCTCGACGAATTGCGCATCGTCCAGGAAGATGTCAAATCCATCAAGTCAAGCGTTGACAAGCTTGAAGTGAAGGCTGGTATTTGGGGTACTGTATCTGGAGCTATGGCAGCCGTGGCAATTATGCTCGGCTTCCCGAAGTCACACTGAGATGACTGGCGTATGTTCCCCAAAAAGATTGCATACTGTCCCGTCTGCCCCAAGGCTGAGGGTCAGTTGGGATACTATACTCCTGGAATGGCTCGGAGTTTTGTTTGCAAGGACTGCCAATTTGTGTATTTCTGGGATAGCAATGGAAAAGCCCAACCACCGATAAAGTACACTCCTCCGAGCAAGGCAAAGAAGTGCGGATGCCTCAGTTGCCAAGCCAGAGATAGCCTCATCGGTTTAGATTAATCCACAATTTTAAAAAGAAAAACCTCCCCGGAGAAAATTCCCCGAGGAGGTTTTTTATTTTTGGGCTAAGTTCTAACCTTTGCTAGCGTGGATAAAGGCTACTTTAAAAGATTTATAATAATCGAACTGGAATATTACAAAATCTATATTCCCGTTTCTCATAAGGCGCAATTGGATATATACAATTCTCTAGGCAAATTTTTTGAAATTCCTTAAAAGATTCCTTATCAATAAACAGAACGAATTTATTTAATTTATACTGCTTACTTTTAGAGTAGATGTATCTTAATTTTTGTAATAGCACATCAATTCCAAAGATTAAGATAGTATTTGCTGAAGAACCTGAGTCCCTCATTCAGTTGGGCCTGTAAAGAATCCAATTCCTTAGCCCCTCTGAAGTCATAATCGCAGATTCTCTTGCCAGCCTCGAATCCAAGGGCAATGGTGTCTAGGATCTCGTGCCATTTGGCATGGGCAATTGCGGAATGCGCCGGGGCGTTCGTGGAAAGGTCATCCTCAGGAAACAGCTCAACATAGACCTGGACGGGATAGCCATAAGCACTCTTGAGACTTCGGACAGCCTTCGGCATCCAGGAGCTGAGATATCCGTCGATACTCCAGCCATCGCAGTCAGCGTATCCCCGCCAGCCGCGCTGAATGACCCATTTGGTGCGTCGATAGCTTTCTCCAACCAAAATCCAGGGATGAAGCAAAATATACCTATAGTTGTAACCAAAAATACCCTCATCCTTTAAATACTGTAGTAGTGTTCTCATAATGATATTCCAATTAATAAATTAAGAAATTCTTTTGCGGCTTCATTTGATAATTTATGAAGATCAGGAAAATTATATCCAGCTCGATGAACAACATCCTGAAATTTTACTGCAATATTTGCTTGCCAAGAATAGTAATATGAACTATCTTCACTAAGAGCTTTAGATAAGTGATCAACTGCTTCTTTTGTAGTCACTTTAATATCCAATTAACCTAAAAATAACGGAGAAAGTCACCCCAATGAATATGCCAACCATAACACTTTGATAATCCAGCATTATTTTCTCCTTAGAAAAATTTTGAATAAATCCAAAGGATGAACTTTCTCCATCCTCTATAAATTAAGTCACTAAGAGCAAACAAAGTCCAACCAAGAAGCATGGAAATAACCAATAGGCTCATTCGACTCATTTCCTTCCTCCACTTTACACAAACTCTTTTGTGTATTTTTCGCTTTACTCAAATCAGCAGATGAGGCCGGATTCCCACTCGGCTCCCAAACAATTCCATGTGCTTCTCCTGAATAAGTCGAAATAAATTTATGAACCTTCACTTTTTCTCCTCACTTGGTTTGGTGATAAAAAGGGAAATTCGATTGATTACCTCAATCGCATAATCCATATGATTATTGAATTCAACGGTCATACCTTTAGCGTCTTCAAGTTCATAGATAATTTTGGCAGCAAAATTTTCTTTCCCTTCCTTGAAGGCTTGGTCACGGAGGGACATAAAAGCATGATAAATATGATCCTCTGAATTACATTCAAAAGGATGCGCTGAACTAATTTTAGTGCAAGCGTAAATAACTTCACTTAAATCGTCGGCTTTCTTTCTTAATTCTTCGTCGGAGATCATAGTTCCTTCACGAGAATACGGATAGTTCTTCCTAATTCTGGACTTAACAATTTCTTGGCTGATTTCTTTGTTCGATGCATAACTAAACTATCAGAGTGTAAATAATAATTCGCCCACATCTTCTTCATGAATTTCTTCTTTCGCTTAGAGGGTTTCATTTCGTCTCCGATAAGTATTTAGAGACAGCTCTTTTACAATCAGCAATTTCACTTGCGTCCAAATGCCCATTTGTCCACATCTCAATAACTGTTTCTAAAACTTCCACTAATTCCTTTATCTCCGGGCCTTCGAGGGCATCAAGATACCCTTGTGCTCGAACTGTCCAATATCTTCTTGCTATATGATCGCCACCAAGATCTAGCTCAATAATTCGTTCCGTCGTCATTCCATGTTCAAGTGTTTCGACAATTTCTTTTGCTTCTTTGGCATTCATTTATTTTCTCCCTGATGTTTGGAGAGAACCATATTTAAATCATGGATTCTCTTAGGTAATCCTTGCGGCAACTTTTGATACGATAGAGATCCTTGTGTGAAAGCTGGATGTGTTACAACAATCCAGGCGGCTTCCACCAATTCCTTTATACTCGCGTCCCGCTCGCGAATGGCCTGTTTGTCTTGGTTGATTATTTTCCAGCAATAGGCCGAGTTCCACTCCTCCACAGATGGGCGAACAAAAAAAATCACAGGTAATATCCTTACATCTAACTACAGGAACAAAGTTGCCATTAAAGATCCCAACCTCTTGTCCACAAAACGGACACGGCCTTAGTTCATTCTCTTGAGTCATAATTTACCTCCGGCTTTGATGTTTCTTTTTAATGGCAATAGTGGTCCCATCTTTTTTATCCAAGCACGGAGTCCTGGCACTTCCAATGCAGAACGCACCGCGGTAATGTCAAATTTATGGGCCTCTTTTGGATCGGTCCCCTCATCAACATGGACAGCAATTGATCCGAGAGCAATAAGAATTTGGATGGATGGTTTGAGTGGATCATTGAACATATGCTCATCCTCTTGTTTGTCGGGTGTGGTTACAATTTGATGGTTAAATATCTTTCGTGCGGCAATTTCTTGGTTACGAATGGCATCTAGTTCTTTTTTATGTTCATCAGTCATAAAGTTATTAACCTATAACGACCACAATTTTTATTTGAGCAATAGTTCAATGAAACAGTATTAGTTGCAGAAGTTATCACTGTATGAGAAACAAGTTTTAAATTACAATTGAGACATTTTAAAGACAGTTTTTTCTTACCTTTCATTTCATCGAATCCTTTTTATTCATTGAGTTGATCATTTATTTGTCCAATTCCATATCGCCAACGAAAACCAAATTCCCATGCAGGCTGGGGTGAAAATAATTACCCAGTATGCCAGCTGATCAATGATTTCAATCATTTATTTTCCCACATATTTTTGATAGTTTGGTATTTGAATATGCGGCCAATCCTTCAACGAGTGCCAGGCTCCCCCCGATTCGAGTCCAACTCCTTGAGCAATTTCCAGTAAGCAATGATAGTGGCTTTCCTCCCATAAAGTCTGCCCAGTTTGGTTATCGACCACTGCAACATCGATAGCGCGGCTAGGCATGTAGTTGTGAGCACTGAGAACTGAATGTCCATCCGCATTAGTAACAATCTGCTCCGGATGCTGGATAACCCAGCGTCCTTGAGTATCCATTGTTCTTCCTTTTTTAAAGAGCTCAAACTGTTCCTCAACCGGACGATGGACGCAGCTAAGGATAAGATATTTTCCTGGGTTACGGTTGAAAAATTCATTTTTTATTTCCTCCCATTTATCTCTAATTGGTTGAGCTGCATCATCAATATCAGTAGTTGTCATATTTTATTTGATCCCAAAATTTCTTTTGATTATCTTCTAAAAGTAACTTTTCAATTAAATGGAAAAGAGACATAACAGAATGTTCATCATTAGCTAAAACTTCAAATGTATGCCCAACTTCATCTGCACTTCCTTTAATAGTAATGTACCAAATATTTTTTCCATCTGAAGTAAGAGAATGAAATTTTTTATTATCATCTAACATATTTATTCCTCTGGTTTAATGATCTCAACAGTTCCATCTTCTTTTAAATGCAATACTTGACCAAAATTTTTAACTGAGTCTTTAAGAATTTCTTCTTTAGTACGATTTGTTTTCATCACTGAATCTACATACCCCATCTTAGCCATTTCTGTGAGAATCATAACTCGTTCTTCTTCTGTAGCAGATCTTTTTTGCCATTCCTCTAATTCTCTTACAGACTGAAAGAAAACTAAAGCTGCTTCACTTTTCATAGTAAATAAGTACATTTTAGCCTTCATTGTATTGTACCGCAGTTTTCCAATAGTCCAATCCCAGAATCTCCGCCATTCTCTGCCCGCCATAGGGATTGCCCGTATGGAACTGCACTATGGGACGCTTTGGCATCAGGGCTATGTACCGAGCGACGGGCTCGAAAGTCTCGAATCCCCTGGTTCCCGGAATCGATTGCTGGATGTCGTGGTCTAGGCTCACGACCTCGACAGGAACCGTCGCCAAAAGCCTGATAGCATCCGTGATGGTGCTGGCCTTGTACCAATCTACCCATTCCTTTCTGATGTCATCAACAAAAAGCTTCATGTTTTTCTTGCCCGTCTAGTTAAATAAGTTACTTTCATTATCGTAATCCATTCATAATTCCAAAACATCCGCTACATTTAGCTTGATAGTTTTTATCTGTTAATGAACAGTCTGTTTTACAAAATTTGCATCGCCCAACAATGACAGTTAAATTAGCTTCATTTGTTCCCTGAACATGAATGTGACCACTCCAAACTATTGCCAATTCTTGCGGATGATATATGCATGTTCGCATATATAATCCAATAGTAATTTTAAGTTTTTTCATTTTAACACCCTGCTGGGGAATCCTCATTTTCCACGATGATGCTGCCGCATCCCATCCTGGTGCAACTATAAACACTTCGTTCCGGTGACGACACCAGGCTATTGTACTCAAATTTGCAGACATGCTTATCTTTGCTTTGTCTGATACGCTTATTATTTTTTAATTTTTTCATTTGTTCTTCCTTTTCTTTCAAGAACCAATGCGGTTCTACTGAGGATTGTTGGAATCACTTGTTCCAGGATTTCATGTTGCTCTTTTTCAGATGGAACCCGGATCGCCACTGTGCTGATTATGAAGAACCACAGGTGGAGGAGCTCATGAAGCATCGTTTCTGAAAAAATGTATCCATCCTTCAGCGCCAGATCGGATAGATAGATTCTGAACTTCTTCTTATCCACGCTTGTCAGCCCGTAGCAGGCATCCCTGCCGTGGTACAGCCTCTTTCGGCTTTTTATAGTACCCGAAAGGTCAATCTTCATTTGTCCATAATCCGTAGGTCCGGCTGAAGCCCATACTCACCCAATGCCTTCCTGTTCTTTCGGAGAAAGAACACGATGGAATCCAGGCTTTGTGCCTGGGAGAGATGTGTTACGCCAAGTCCGACAATCGCCACGGAAACCGCGCACCCGACCAGTTCCTCATTCTTGTTGAACACCACCCCGCCAGAATTTCCTGGAAGCACCGACTCGTCCATGAATAGGATGTCCCCGTCAACCTTCGCCACCTTGCCCCACGATTGCGTTCCAGTTAGAGCCAGGGGAGATCCAAGGGTGGAAATATCCTCTCCCTGGGTCACTGAGGATGCCAGAAGGAAATAAGAGGTATTGCGCCTGTCTATGTGGATCAAGGCCAGATCTTGCAGGGCTGAGGAGCTTACGATAGTGCCGCGATACTCTTTGTTGTCGGAGGTCACTACCATTATAGTGTCCGCATCCTCCGTGCAATGTTTTGCCGTAATTATATCGCCGTAACCGTCGATAAATCCGGCAGAGCAGACGAAGTGCCTGTCAACGAGGAGAGGCACTTTCTTCTTTCCATGTCGCATCTCAACCGTATTGGTGATATCGGCTTTTGTTATTTGAAGTTCGACGACCTTTGGGGTAACATCAGCCTTTGCCATTTGTATTGCCCCAAGAAAAAGCAAAATTCCAACTAATTTTTTCATCCTGGCTCCTTATTCATTAAATGAGTCGAAAATTCTATCGATAACTTCGATCAAAAGAACACTTCCAACAAATAATACTAAAAGAATAAAAGTAGCTGCAATTAAGCCTAAAAATCCCTCAAGTAATAAATCTGTAAACATCAGATCTTTCCCGACACATCCACAATAACTTCCTTTTCCCTTGTGTTGAGATAGAGAATTGCGAATCCCTTGCGCTGCGGAGCATAGTAAGCTTCGTCAGCATAGGAAGGGAAATTCAGTAGGCTTCCTGTATTGACAAGAGTAACATCGTGTCGTACTCTCTTTCCTTGCTTATTTATATCCCAAAATCCACGGTTGGTTGTCGCAAGTTCATGAGTGTGAGAACAAGCGCAAACATCCGCTGAGGGAAATTGGCGCATAAGAGTAACCGAATTTCCGAAGGTGTTTGAACCAAATCCAGTTCCATGCTTGTAGGCCACGCCGTAGTTGACCTTTCCGGCCTTGACCACGACAAATCCCTGGTTGGGATTGTAAAGTTTTTTGAGCCCGAGATGCTTTGCAAGCTCATAGTCCATGTCAATCCCCGCCTCGTGCCGAGTTCTTCCCGAGTGATTTCCCTGGACCAATCCAAGGATCTTCTTCCGAATTGGATAGAATAACTCCTCTCCATAATCCAATTGCTCTTGGGGAGTCAGAACTTGATCAAACATCATATGGCCCTTTTTGGGAATTACATTCTCGAAATTGTCGGACAGGAGAAGTGCATTGGCATCAGTCTCCTTAACAAAGTTCACATATCTCTGGGCCATCTTAAGGTCGGCATTGCGGTGTCCGATGTGAACGCATCCAAAAATCACTAATGGCCTATAATTTTTCACTTGTCACCTCTTCAGTTTTAAACATTGATTCTGCCAATTTTTGCTTGTAAAATTCCGGAAAGCCTCCCATGATTCCTCTGCTGATCTGGGGCCATGCCTGCTTAAACAACTCCTCTTTAATCTCTTCGGCTCGTTCCTTGAAAACATCCTGGCCAATCTCTTTAAGAATAGGGCCGATGTCCTGGGGGGCATTCAACAACTTGCTATCCTCCCGAAGGTGCTGTATGGCCTTGTTCCATGTTGCCTCGGTCTTGTACATCAAAATTATGTTCTGCACCACGTCCTTGCTATTCGGATTCGACTTCTTCCATTCGGCTTTGTGATCTTCCTTGAACTTCTCGCTCACCCACTTTCCCATCAGGGTTTTTTTGTCAACTCCAAACTGATCATATGCCTTGATGACAAAGCCCTCGATCTTGCTTCCTCCAAGAAAGGATTCTCGATCAAAAAATTCTCGAAGAGTATTAACATCCTTAACCAGACCATGCCAAAATGCTGGAACTACTTCAAGATCTAATCGAGCTGCTTCAATACATTTAACAGCATGACTAACATATTTTTGATCTCCCATATCAATATCAAAGATCACAATATTATGTAAAGGAACTCGTCCATAAGTAAGTGTATTATGGTGTTCTCTAAAAAGAACCTCTCCCCGAAAAGTCCAGTTGAGTGGAAGCAGGTGCCGAATCGACATCACATACTCGCAAGCGCCTTTGAAGAGCTTATTGTCTATCGGCGGGTATAGTATAGCCCCTTTTGACTTCATTATCAAGCCCCCAGCTTCATACATCCCAAAAGAGAATTGAGAGCCATCCACCTTCTCTTCAATTAACACCTCTGAATTAAAGAGTGTTTCTATACGCTTATGCCCCAGATTGTAAATCGAGCTATAGCTGTTCATTATTTGTTTCCTTGGCGTTATTCAATAATTTCATGAAACAGAACCAGTGTGTTTTAGATTTTGACCCACTTGGATGGCCAAATAAAGGCTCGCGTTGAAGTATAGAAAGTATTTCCTTGGTCTTAATCTCTACTTCATTCCACTTAAAAATTAATGTGCCAAAAGGTTTTAAAACTCGCCAACATTCATCAAATCCCTTTTTAAGATCATTTTGCCAAGTATTAGGATTTAATCGTCCATAAGTCTTTCCCATATCAGCAGTTTCAGAAAAAGTGCTGATGTGTGGAGGATCAAATACTACTAATGAAAAAGAATTATCTGGAAATTGTAGAGCTCTAAAATCCATTATTTCGTCAGGCATAACTTGATGATTAGGCCGATGAATGCGATGACCTTTTTCTGCTACACGATTATCAACATAAATAGCATTTTTATGTGTCTTATTGAACCAAAACATTCGACCCCCGCAACAAGCATCTAAAATAAATTTATTTTTTAGCATCTAAATTCTCCAATTTCATTTTTTCAATCTCATTGATCTTATAAGTATCACCAGTATCTTCAAACTTAAATTTCAAATAGTCAGCTACGGCTTTGGTTTCTTTGGTACCCAAAAGAAGGTCATTGAACATGACAGCGAAGACGGTGAACTTCCCGTCTACCAAATCGCCATACACCATAACTTCCTCTTGGCAAAAGGCGGCGAGCTTGTCCGCAGTACTCTGCTTCTCCGACTGGCCTATTCCAGCCCTGTCCAAATCAGGATGGACGGTATCGTCGAGGAAATTCTGCCTCAGTTTCCCCTTCTTATACTGCAAGTAGTTTAGCATTTGACTTTCTAACCCCAAAGACTATTTATTTTTAAAGCTCAGTAGGGCCTGCGTATAGAGCGCATTAATCTGTCCCTCGGACATCTGCGGAATCGATTCAATATTCTGATACTGACTCAGCTCGACAAAATAAACTCTTATCGCCTCTTTTTTAACTTCCAAAGGGGCCGACAATGCAACTGAATCGAATCGAGTCTCGTCTTCTCGGATCAAGTCCCTCTTGGCGGCATTGCTGGCCCCAAATATGGCCAGGCTACCCACTATGAATGCTATCAGAATTCCCATGTTAATTTATCTCCTATAACTTTATTTTAAATGCCGAGCTAAGAAAACCATTATTGCAGCAATTATATTAGCAGCAACTCCAATCATTAAATTCCAAATAACCAGCGACGGCTTGCTTCTGCATAAAGTTCATCATAGAGAGGATGGAGAGATTCTTCATTTTCGAGCATATCAATATCTTGCTCGATATCCCATGAGGCTTGTTCCCCTGTAAGATTACATGAAAAAGAATAAGCAGCATTTATTTCCAATTGATGAACACGCTGGAGCATTTTGATAGTGTTTAGAAGATGAGAATCAGTCATATCTTTGATTCTAATTTTCTCACCACCACGCATTGTCCACTTCTTAATATTACCCATTTGTGTTTCCATCAATAATAATTGTTTTTGCACTGTCAAATGTGGTACTTGCCTTAATTCTTTCAATTGAGAGATAGTTTAAGACTCTACGAGCTGCTTCATAATCAAGTCTGCCAATAACATACTTATTACATCGGTAACAAAGTAATCCCCGAACTTGCCCAGTTTTATGGTTATGATCTACATTTAATTTACGTTTAAATTCATTCTCTGATTTTTGGCAAAGTCCACATTTACCATTCTGAGCGACGAATAATTTTTGACGCTGTTCTTTTGCTCCTGCTTCAGTGAATTGTGGCCAATACTTTCTTAAGCCGTAAAGTTTAGATTTTTTCCTCATACTTTACTCTTAAGAGCACATTTAACTATATTCCAAAGTGTTATTAAATCCTCAGGTGTTTTATTTACTTCGGCAGGTTGAATAAAATCAAATCCTGAATAATCATCTAATGCTGTTTCTGAAAGATTCTTTTTTGTTTCTTCACTGACTGCATTATCACGACTTGAATGACGCTCAAGTCGAATCAAAAATCCCCCAGAATTTTTTATGGCATCCGCCTCATTGGGAAACCTCACATCGGTGATCATGTAGTTCTCGTCGGCGTTAGTGCCAGCTATTTTCCCGAGGATAACTTTAACCCAATAAAGGGAATCGAATTGACGATAAAAATGGCCATACTCAATCATCATTTCCCTTGGCGTCCAATATAATGTTGAATTTATTGTCGATCCATCCTCGTCAAATGAAACTATTCTGCCACTTTTATAGTGCGTCGGCTTTTCTTTAAGAAATCCATCCGTATGCTCGGTGGTGAGATCAAAATCTTCCCGAAGTTTTTTCTTTAGTTCATCGGCAAAAGCTAGCCTTTTCCATCCATCCTTGGCCGCAATAGAGGCAAGTAAATCTTTCCCCGCATGAGCTTTTCCAGATATTCCAATTATCATTGCGAAACTCCCGCATAAAATTCCTGAACTAGCTTTTCCATTTGTTTTATGGCTACCTTGTACTCTTCGAGGTCACCATTTTTTATCCGTGCAAATCTCTCATAGAATGAGCCTATTCGGCTGTAAAACTCAAGCCATGCACATCCCCTGGCGATATTTCGATCTACAGGGTTGATGCCTTCAGCAATCAACCTATCTTCCACTAATTTGACATCATAGATTGCCTCTGGGAAAATAGAGGCCTTTCCAATTCTGTGAATATTATGATATCGCTGATTTCCGGGTTGGTTCCAAAAGGCCAAGTATGCCTTTGAATAGAGAAAATTCCAATCACCTTCCTTATCAGGAAACACAGAGGGAATTTCAAGTTCCTTTTTACGATTAGTTGGGAGATAGGGCATTTTGTATGGCCTCCTTCGCCTCGATTTGTGCATGCAGGGCCATCAAAGTACTTCGTACGAGTTCTCGTTGATTCTCCATTTTTGCAATCCGATAGTCATATTTGTCAATGAGTTGCATGCATCGAACAACCTGAATTTTCAGTTTGGATAAATTTGTTCTTGACATTAGTATATTACCTCACTATTTTTTGTTTGGCTGTTAATTGGTACATTATCGAAATAACTCCTTTAATTTGTCAATATTATGTTTAATCATTGCTAAAGGCCAAAAATGAAGTCTCCAAAGAATTCTTGTATACCTTGTTTTATGTGTCTTCAAAGCATCTTCAATGGCTAATTCAAAATTATCAGTAACAAAATCATCCTCATAATAACAAACAGCAGCTTTAATTGGAAGTTGTCCTTTAGGAAATACACTTATAACCTTTTTCCATAAATAATAACGTGCATACCCATATTCTCTAATAACTCCTAAAGAGGATAAATGAGGTGACATATTAAATACAATATCAGCTTCTCGAATCATGGCTTTATCTCTTGGCCAATATTGATCCATTGCCTTTTTTGAAGAACGAAGGACTTCTTTGGTTGAAGCAACATTTTCTTCAGTCACAGGGCATAAAACTTTAAAGCCTGCTTTTTCAAGTTGTTCTTTATCTTTGACTGCTTCGACAACAACCTCTTCTTTAATTCTTCCAGTCATTGCTCGGGCTGTATAACATATAGGTTGTCTTGTCATAATATAAGTATATCAGGAATTCTCATCATCGTCAATAGACTTTTTACTTAAATACTGTGTCAATCTCTCCAAATTGATGCCAAAAAGCACACCAAAACAGAAGGCTAAGAGATTTAGCAAAATTAATTCATACATTAACCATCGCATTGCTTCATTCATATTATTCTCCTTTTGCTTCCGCCCAGGACTTTCCAACTCCAATGTCTGCCACCAAGGGCACTCGAAGGCTCACAATATTTTCCATTGAGTATTTAATTTGGGCCAGCGCCTCATCAACATTGGCATTTTCAATTTGATAATTCAGTTCGTCGTGAATCAGAAGATTTGGAACATACCCATACTCTTTATAAATTCTTAAAGTTGCAAGTTTACACATAGAACTAGCAGTGCCTTGAACTAAAATACTCATTGCACTCCGTTCTGCTTCTTCTCTCATAAAACAATTTCTGCAAAACTTACCAGACTTTGAGCAATTCCAATTTCCACAAGTCAACACAAGTTGAGGAATAGATACCCATCTACCATACCAATCGGTTACACCTCGATTAGCTCTTGCTTTTCTTTTCTCTTCTTTGAGCCATGCTGCCAGGACTGGATATCCTTCCCAAAACTTTTCAAAGAGTCTTTCAGCTTCTTTTTCAACAACATTTAATTCATTGGCTAATCGAGAAGCTGTGCCTGAATTAGTAAGAAGGAAGTTACAAGTTTTTGCAATAGTACGTTTTTCTTGATAATCAGATCGAGATTCTACATCATTACCAAAGATTAATTGAGCAGTTACTTTATGAACATCTCCACCGTCAGACTTAAGATATTCATTTACAAGTTTAGGTTCTCTTGAAAAATGTGCTGGAAGTCGAAGTTCAATATTGCTCCAGTCTGCATTGATAAATTTTGAACCATCATCAGCCACAAATGCTTCACGAACTTCAGGTGGTTGATTTTGAAGATTTACTGGATCGGAACTGCTGAGGCGTCCTGTAATAGTGTTCTGCGCAAATCGTGCATGAATATGGTGGTTGGCATCCTTGATGGCATTGGTATAAAGTGGAGTGGTATAAGTCGAGCATAGCTTTTGGTAACCGCGATACTCAAGAAGAATCGATATCATAGGATTTTTGCTATAACGATTTAAAGTGCTCTCATCGGTTTTTTTAACTCCGATCCCATTTGATTGAAGGACATTGAGAACCTGCTTTGGAGAATTGAGGTTAATGGTTCGATTGGCTAGCCGCGTGAACTCTTTTCGATATTGTCGTCGAGACTTACTGAACTGATTGTGCAGTTGGAGAATTTTTTTGGTATCAATTTTAACTCCCTGTTTTTCAGTATGATAGAGAAGGCGATTCATCGGCATCTCGATAGTCTCGAAAAAATTCTTCTGAGCCACAGAAAAATTGGTTTCTAACCATTTCCATAATTTGAACTGGAAGAAAACATCACAAGCATTATAAGCAGCTACATACTCTTTAGGCATTTTATCCAATGTCAATTCTTTTGGATATACCACACCTTTTTTCTTTTGAACCATTAAATTTGAATCCTGATCACAAACTTGTTTGATCATCTCCACATTCGTTGTCATCTCCTCATATGTAGGGTATTCAACGCCAAAAGTATCTTTGATAAGAGGCTTAAGAGAATAATTTTTACGAGAGGAGTCATACACATAGAAACCAATTTTAGTATCAAAATACAATTGATCAATCGTAACGCCAGCCGAAGTGAGCCAAGGGATTTCAGCTCTCTTACCATCTTGCGCCACAAAGCCAACAGTACGGAGGTAAGCAAGAAGCTGAGGACGAACATCGAAATATATATAAGCATCCCGCCCATTGCCACAAATGCCCACGCAAACAATTTTGAAATCACGATCAGTAACCTCCTTTCCATTTGTTTCTAAGTCAATAGAAGCAATAGTCTCAGTGGGAAAATGTTCATAGTCATCAATATGGACTATTCCTCCATATTGTTCTATGCCCCAATCAAATTTACTTTTCGGTAATGTAACCGGAGTTTCGGACAATAATTCCATTTTGAACATCCTCTATTTCGATCTTAAAACTTTCATGCTTCTTTTGATATCGAGCTTTACTATGCTCAAAAAGTAATACTCCATCTTGCCAATCAAGGCTTATCACCTGATCCACCGCATCGCCCTTTGCTCCGCTTCCCCTCAATCGTTTATTTCCCGCCTGGTGATACTGGGCCGATCCCTTCGTCTCGTGGTCCACGAGCATCACGGCGCATTTATAGGTGTCACAAAGGGGCGCGATGAGCTCATCAAAAAAGTATCTCATGTCCTTCGACTGGTTTTCGTCAAGCGTGTGCGCCGATGCGAATGAATCTATCACAACCAAGACTGGATGAATCTTCTCAATCGTTTCGCACAGCTTTCGATAATGGTTATTGTTCGTGATCTTGATCCGATTGCGGATAAAGTAATAAAGGCTTAAATCATCCGTCGTGAGTCCCTTTGGCGAAATCAGCTGGCGAAGTCGATATGAGGTTAAATTACCACCAAGCTCATTGTCTATAAAAAGAACCGATCCGTGCTTTGTGCCAAATGTGTCCAGCCATTTACCGTTCCCCTTCTTGCGTGAAATCTCGATGATGAGGTCGGTGGCAACAAACGTCTTCCCGAGTCCCTGATACCCACTGAATATCACCGATGAGGCCATCGGAATTAGGCCATCCACAAGATAGTCAATCCTATTGGCAAACTTATGCACCACCTCAGTCGCGCTGAGAGGAGAAATTACCGACTCCTGCTTCAGTTGCTCAATGTACTGCGAGCTATATTCACCCTTCGTGAACCTCTGAGTAAAATCAACTATTTGTTCCTCAAGTTCCTTGTCCTTGTACGGTGGCCGGTTCTTTTTATTCCACTCTCGCAGATGTTGTGCCGCCACATCTGAATTCATGCAATTGTAATAGTAACCCGCGAGTCTTACCAATGCTTGATGGCGTTCCCCCTCTCCAACTCCATCAAGGATATCTTCGAGCCAAGATTCCTTGTTTTCAATCTGCAAATTACTTTCCCGAACTTCTGGTTCTTTGAGTAATAAATCAAGCAGCCATTGGGGACAGTCTGAAATGGGTTGAGATAGATCATTCCATGTATACCGTGCGCCATCGGACCTGACTGATGGGGGCAATTTGACATAACCCCCCGTTCCACGAACATCTATTTCTTTTTGTATTCTAGCAAGAGTTGTTTTCTTTTCATCAAGAGACTTAGGCCAGTTGAAGTGATATTGCATTCCCCGTTTAGTATGAACACTGAGTGTAAGGGGATCTTTTCTGTCAAGATAAGTTCGTTGGCCTTCAGCTCCATCAATATCCAGCACGATCCGTTTTGAGATAGGCCCCGTAACCATGCCAATATCTGCCGTTGGCCATTGGGTCCACCATTTGTTGATTTCTTCTTCATTTGCCTTCCTTGTTTGAAATTCTTTCCACAGAATTAATGGGGTTTTATCCTTCACTGGAATGATAGATAGGCCGAGCTTCTGATAGTACAAGGCCCAATCACGCATTGCATTATCCATTACAGCTCCTTAAGTATCTCTTTCCATTTCTTTAAATAGTTAATTGCATTTTCTAAAACTAATAAATTTTCTTTAAAACATCCTAATCCAACATTACATGGATGACATAATAATCCTCTTATTTTTCCTGTTATATGATTATGGTCAACTGCAAATGCTTTAGAACAATTTTGTTGATCAATAAAACAAAGAGCACATTTATTATTTTGCTTATGTAGAAATTGATTATATTCTACCAATGTAATACCAAATCTATTTTTTAACTGCCCATTTTTAACAATTTGCGGATGTTTCTCTGCATACTTTTTTCTATAAGCTAATACTTTTTCTCTGTTTTTCTTTTGCCATTTTTTATCATACTCATAAGATTTTTCTGGGTACTCTTGTCGATATCTACAACTTCTAGCATTGTGCCATAATCGGCATCTATCACACCGACATCCATAACTATATCCTGTACTCGGTTTTAAACTAATATATTTACATTCCACGTAAAATGTCCTTCCAACGACCCCGTTTTTTGAAAAACTGAACAATATTTACACCTTCTAAAAACACGGGAAGAAATGTTCCTTTGAGATCATGATATGGATGAGTCTCAAATTGCTTTTCAGCATTTGGATCACTTGGAGTCCGAACTATAACTCCATCATTGATTATAATACCATGTTCTTCTTCAGCAGCATGAGCATAAGCAGCCATTTGAAGGGGATATTCAAGCCGTGATTCTTTAGATGTTTTCCAATCAGCTACCCATTTTGTTTGATCTTCTCCAAAAGTACAAAGCAAGTCTGGATGTCCACGAAAACCATACTTTTCACTTGTTAATGTACATTCAATAGCTGGAGAATTATTAATTGTAAGTGGTTTAACTTTCGTTTCTTGACACCACTTGACAAGCAATCCACCACAAAATAATTGCCGATTGGTAAATGTTGGAGGAACTTCAGTTCCTAGAAGATGATTCTCTACAACTGTATGAACAGCCTTTCCAAAGTCTGTAGATTCTTTGCTAATTCGTTCACATTCATCAATACCCACTGATTTAGCCCAGTATTGCCACCATGATGAGTTTATAAAACTACATACTTCTGTTACTCTTATATATTTAGAGGCTGGTCTTCCCATTTAATTCCCTTTTATTGTGGGCTTGCTGACTTATTGTAGCCCATCTGCAATTGGACGGAGTATAATTACCATTTACATTCATTCGATCTAATGTGTATTCTTTCCCTGGTTTACGGCCCATATCATTAAGAAAATTTACATAATTACTCCATCGTTTACAAAATTTAATTCCTCTTCCACCATACCATTTATACGCGCAATGATTAAAATTTGTGCAACGACGTTTCATAGCATACCAACTATTATACTCTGGAGAAAAACAATCTCCATGAATAATTGGAAAATATAGTGGTTTATGCCCTTTCTTAAAGGTTGTTGAACTTTTAGCCATTAAAGAAGATATGGATTGGCCTTCCGAGGCATTATAGAGTCCCATTAAGAGCATCCTCATAATCTTTAAGACTTGATTTGAACCATTCACGCTTCGTTGCTTGAGCCTCTTCCAATCGTTTGCCAACGACAAGTTGAGCGAGTGCCGGAGATTCAAGAGTGCTTTTGAGAATCGCGTCAAGATGAATCAAAAAGGATTTTCTGTCCCAATCTTCCTTGCTCATTTTATCATTGGCCAAAGGCAATGCTGCCTCTGCGCGTTTTTGGGCCGGAGCCACGGGGGGAACTCCACCCGGAGCTTTAGTGTCGGTGACCGTCGTCGGAGGAAGTGCCGGCGGCAATGGCAAGCCCACTGGGGCCTGGCCAACTGGAACCGGACCAAAGCTGTTCACGCTCTTTCCGCCCTTTGGACCTGTATAAACTTCCATTTGATAGGAAGTTCCCACTCCGAAATGCTGGGGAGTGATGCCGCTTTCTTTTAATCTTGGGCTGATGTTGTAATTCTTTCCAGCCGCCCGAAAACCATACTGTGTGACTGCTTCAACTGTCAAAACTTCTTGTGTTGTGTTCATTTAATTCTCCTTATTTAATCCAAATAGGATTAGTGCCATTAACTTGATGGTATCCTTGTTGAATATACAAAGCATTTTCATCAAAATTTCTTTTTATAGCATAGCCACTTAATAAACCAGCAACGACGAGAAAACTTAGTAAAAATATCGTTCCTTCATCATACATATCAATTCTCCTTTAAAACTTTGTATTCACACCCAAAACAAAACTCTTATCCAAATCAGTGCCAATGACCAGAGATGTGTTGGTTAAATATTTCCATCGAGGCCCATAAGCATATGCAACATATGGTCTTATTTCTTTATTTCCTGACAAAGCAAATCTCAATCCGACAAGTGCTTCATGCTTTCGGTAGAAGAAAAAGCCATCATTCAGAGTGATTCCGGCGTGGCCGGAGGCATAGCACGTTCCTGCTCCTGGAGCAAACTCGAATCCCCACGTTCGGAATGCATAGCTAACATTTCCCCGATTATCAATTGAGATACGTATGTCTCTAGCTCCATCAGTTCGTTTAACAATCTCTGGAGGGATCTGTGGGGATTGAGAGGAAAGGTTAGTTCCATTAAAACTTCTTCGCGTAATCGTTGTAACCTGTCCCGTGTCTGTGTCAATAATAATCGCTGTTTTTTCCTGTGGTCTGAGATGTTCATCGGTTACCTCTTTGATCTTTCGATTGTCACATTGTTTAAATACTAAAACACTAAATATAATAATTAAAAGTCCTAAAAGTAAATATTTTTTATTCATTTTCATCATCCTTGTTGGCTATCATTCGACTTACTCCATGCACTGTAAAGCCCGCCAGCACTGAACCGTAAGCCGTAAGAATGCTCGCCTTGATGTCATAACCCGTAAAAAAGGCCACCCACATCATAATCCAAACTTGTAATGTAAACAAGCCGAGTATCGAACCACTTGGAATGTCGAGAAACTTCAGGATCTTTCCCCAAAAGGAAAGTTCTTGTTTCATTTTATAAATAAAAGATTTCTTTTTCATAAACTTTCACAATAATCATATTGCTGAATATATTTATAACATTCAACAGGTTCTATGGGTTTTGGGGAATATTGTCTCTCTTTAATCTCTTTACCACGTCCACAAACAGGGCATTCGTAAATCCAAAATAAATACCAGTATTTCATTTCAATTCATCCTCTGAAGGAATATAAACAGTTCCGTCATCATAGACTTCAGCAGGCCATTTAAAAAATCTATTTCCCGCATATTTTTGAGCTTCTTCTAAGAAAAAGAAATACTGTTTTGTCAATGTATAACCAGATTGATTAACTTCTTTCACCAAAGCTTGGAATGCAAATTCCCCTAATAAATTATTTATCTTCATCCTTCTTCCTCTTACCTTCTTTCAGTTCTGGATGCTCTTTGTAAAATGTGTCGATCTCCAGTTTGTGCTGTTCCATACGCTCCTTAAACAATGGATCAATATCCGTATGGCCCTTAATTGTTATGCCTTTCTGAAATCCCGACATATCATTGTTATCCAAAGACTGTTTTATTTTTTCACATTGAAACCTCAATTTTTCTATGGCAGTCTTAAGTGTTCTGCTGATAGTAGACTTATCAAGGCCTAATTGCGAGGCCATGCGAGTGACAGTGTAACCTTTCAATGAGAAAAGTTCCCAAACAATCTTTTGTTGAAAAGAAAATTTTACTCTTTCTATTGCCTTTAAATATAAGCTATATTGCTCCTCTTGTTGAGGGGTTAAAATACTTTTAGGAAAAAGTGCCTCCGCTTCAGAAAGTAAATCTGGATTAGCCCTTGGATTTTCCATCCAGTTTTGGTTGCCCACTTTATTCCAGTAAGGGCTATTTTCATTGCTCGAATTCTTCTTGCTCATGTAGCTATCCTTTTATTCGCTTAGTCGCCGTTTGATGACGTATACTCGATGTCTTTGGGTGCCAATTTTCTTCTCTTCATCGTATGAAGGAACCCATATATCAATATGCTGACATAATTTGAATCTTTTGTGAGAAATCTTGTCATAAGTTGTATCATTCATTACATCATTCACTTGATAGATTCCCAAATTCTCAATATAGACATAATCTCCATAATTCAAAGGCCCTTTCCAGCGGGTTAGGAGATCTCGACTGACTGCTACTCCTCCTTTGTGTGTCCTGTCCCCAATTGAAGTGTAATTTGGAGAAGAGTCGGTTTGTGAAGGAATGGATCTGTAGGCTGTAATAGTCATGTTTGAATTCAATAAAATGCCTAAGAACAAAATTACCTCATTCATCGTGCCTCCTCAATCTCTTCTATCAGGCAAACCATGCGAATTTTTCTCGTTCCAAATTCGTCGAATATCAAGAACTTCATGAATTCATTAGTGTGATTGAGGCCATAGCATTCGACTCTCTTTTCCTCTCTATATGGGCCTTTCGCCTTCAGATTATACAACCGCCCTTCAATTGCAGATTCAGCTTTCATTTTTTCCTTATTTTAGAAAGTTTTAAGACTTCAATCTTTTTCATATCCTTTCCACCACAACGGAAATAGTCATATCCACCATCTATGAAAGTTTGATTTGGGCATTTACATTCAGTAAAATCATGCCGGTAGTTGCTTACAAGAACTATACTACATTGAAGACATTTAATTACATTCGGATATTTCATTAGTGTTTCCAACTTAAAATGATTAATTGAAGTTGCAACTTACTGATTTGATATTTTAATTCACAAATCATTGCTTGTGTGTTAATCCATTGAACTAATTCAATATCGTTCATTTAGAATTGCTTCCTGGACGACGATAAGCTTTAGGGTCTTTCTTACCAACTGTATCATCATAATCTCTCTGCCTTGTGGCAAGTTTACGTTTCATTTTCTTTGCATGTTTCATTTAAAATACTCTCTAAGATCAGCAAATAAAGTTGCCAGTGTATCAAGTTTTTGAATATGAAATGAATCAAAAAATTGTTTATTAGTTTCTTGAACTTCTAAAGGCCAAAAAGAACACTCAAAATCATTAGAATCTTTTGGAAAATAACCAAATTTTAATGCAAATGAATTAATGCATTCATCTAGCTGAGAATTATATTCATAAAATAATTCATCAATAGTTTGATTAAATGGATGTTTATTTCTATTTTTCATGAATTCACCTTTGATAAGTATACCATGAGTTCAGGCCATATGCAAACCTTTCTTATCATCCGTTAGAAACTCCTGTGGTTCAATGATTATTCCAATATTTTAAGTATTTATTGCAAATGGTTACAAAATCTTGCCGTTCAATTACTCCTAAATTAATATTACAAGGAACACATAGTAGTCCTCTTATTTGTGCTGTCTTATGATTATGATCTATTACCAATAATTTAGTAAGCTTTTGTTGATGCTTTTGACAAATTGCACATTTATACTTTTGAAGAACTAATTTTTTCTCATAATCTTCAATAGATAAGTTATAGGCTCTTTTTAAATGCTCTTTTCTTTTATATTTTTTATAGCATTTTTTACAATAAGAGCATATTCCAGATTTACTAAATGGAAAAGCTTCTAACGGAAGTAATTGCTTACAAGTTGGACACTTTTTGTTGGATATCCCAATTTCCATAGTCTTTGGTTTCCTCCTTTATAATTCCTGTTAGATGTCTCTCTTTACATTCATACAATTGCACATTTTGGTAAACTTCTGATGGAGTTGCCTTTAATCCACATTGTAAACAATTCATTTATAAATGTCCTTAAAATATTTTTGTCGAAGTATGTCATTAAAACTTTCACAAGTTTTACCAACACAAAGATGAACTACAGCATACTTTTTTTCGTCCTGACATTTTCGGCATGGTACATAACCAACATGAGGATAACCTTTAAAGTAAAGCTTACTTTTCCATCTATCTGGCCAAATTTGTTGCCATTCTTTTATGAAAAATTTAATGCAACATTCGGGAATATTGGAATGTCTGCCATATTCTATATCGTAAGCATTAAATCTTTCTTTTCGATTCATTGTGGTTTTTCCTCTGGATTAAGCCAGATTCCGTTGATTTTCACGGCCAGTTTTTTACCGGTCTTCATTTCCAGCATGTACTCCATGCCCGTTTCCGAATCCACAACCCACTTGGCTTCCAATGTGTCCTCCATCGCATTATCAATGTTCATAGATCATTCTCCTCTTCGACAAAATTTGACAGCTCATCTTCTTCATTTAGCATCACTAGTTCTGAAACAGTCAGATCTTCCATCAACTCGTGAAGCGGCTCATTTCCTGATTTGCGGTCCATAATTCCTCCTCTTAGGCTTATCTGAAAGCTTTGCGATTAACAACCAAAACATTGTAAGCATTCCGAATTCAAAAATCCACATTTCTCTTTGCCTCCTCGGTCAGCTCATCGTAGCATAGCCAGCAACCCAGCCTGTCCCATGCGCTCCGGTCATTGTCATGCCCTCCCTCCTCATGGCATCCGACGCATTGGCAAAGCTCGTGACGCTCGGGGGGATCAAACCAGGAATCAATGATCATATCACCACCGCTGACCATATTGGCCATAATTGGGCTCGAATGACTTGCCATCTCGCCAATCCCGACGGTCCTGAAGCCACGCATCCCTTGTCTCACACCACAGGCCCAAATAATTCACTGCCTGATTGTGCTCTTTCACGTAAACACTGCCCACCGCCAAACAGCCGATGAGAAATCCTGTCAATATGCCAATTAGAAATGCTTTCATTAGTTTACCCTCCGAGGAATGTCGTCTTTGACAATTTGAAGGGGATTAAAATAGACGCTTCTTTCCTTTGGCGTCGCATCCGCCGGAACCAAATCATAAAAAACATAGGTCTTTATCTCGTTCGGCTCGTCGAAGTACAGCCTCGTCGCAAACACCTTGTTTCCTCTGCTGTCGGTCGCATGCTCGATGAGACGTTCTGCCGCCTCCCTCGATTCACAGTTGTAGACTACGATCCTGTCGATTCCGGGCGGGATGCTTCGCTTGTGGATGTTGTAAAGCCTCTTCGAAGCTATTTTTTCCGCAATTCGCGCCTCTACATCCTGGTGCTCTACATTGCGCTTCCTGAATTCGGCTATTTTCTTTTGAATAAAGTCATCCATTGGAATCCTCCTCTTATTGAATAGCATCAAGATAGGCAAAGTAAATCAATCCAATAACTCCACCAATAAGATAAATGGTAAACCATAAGGTTAAAAATTTTTCCATTTAATTTACTCCTTTATTGGTTAAAACTAAATAAGTGGTGTAACCTTTTTTTGTTTGTTCAAATAATTTAACGATTTGATGATCTCTTTTTGTTTCATTAAAATTAGCTCTAACAATACCAATTCCAATCACAAACCATAAAACAATGAAATAAGGCATATTATTTTACTTCCTTAATTTGATTTCTTAATTTGGTTTGAAAATCTCTTATAATGATTTTCTTTCTTCAGCCTGAATAACAACTTGCTCTAAATCTTCTATTTCTGGCATTACAATCGCTTCTAAATCTGGACCAACTGGCAACCGAAGATAGGCTTTAAGAACTCTTTTCGCTACTCTCAATAATGCCTCATAGTTATTAATGGTATTAATGATGACTCTTGCATTATTCGGAGTATATACTTCTGCCACAAAATAGCCATTTGTATCATAAATTATTAGACCATTGATTCTACTTACTTTCCATGGCGGTGGCGCATGCCTTTCTGTTGTGGTTTTCATAGTTTTATCCTCTTTTATGTCTTTAAGTTCATACAATGTATCGAACAAAATTGACTAAACATTGCTTTTAATTGTTCTTTAACCTTTTGAAATGGATTTAAAATAGCGTTTATAGAACGTTTACATTGTTTACATTTAACAAATTTTTTAGTTTTCATATTTATTTCTCCTTACCAAGATTGGTGATGCCTACTATGATGTAGTCGACCTTTTGGCTTGTTCCAATAATCAAACAATCGGTCATATGATACTAATATTTGTTTTTCGTTACGCCGCGCATTAACTAATGGTTTAATCATTATACCGGCACCAATTATTAAACCGCATAAAAATATGTATAAGATTTTCATATTATTTATCCTTTGTTAAATCATCAAAGTTTGAAGCACAAATATAATTACTGTCATTCGTTTGCTCATAGATCCATATATCTATATCATCTATGTTTTCCTCATTCTTAAGATGATGCTTTAATATGAAATTAAGTACCGCGCCTAGTTTATGCTTATGCGTTAAGTAATCATCATTTAACCATACATTAACGTCATTCGAGTAGGAGGATATAAACCCATCATATGACGTGTAATGATTTTTTAAGTATTCTTTAAACTCTTTTTTGTTAGTCTTTAAATATCCTCTAATGGCCTTCTCATTCTCTGAATCTAACGTATAGATTACATGGATGCTATCATTTGAAAAGTTATACTCTTTTGGTGAGGCTAGCTTTTCAAACTCATATTCTCCTATAAAACTGGCTTTCTTAAGATAATTTGACACAACCCTCGCGATATCTTCCGATAAGGTTTTAAAAAAGGTTGTATAATCCCATTTACAATCATCATAAGTAATAGGCTCTAATCCTTTTCTTTTCCTTTCGTTGTTTATGTTTTCAATTTCTTGGTCTTCTTGTCCGTCATCCCATAAAGAACCATAGAAACCATCGAACCCTGGCAACCAAGTTGAAACTTTGTTAAGTGTTTTAGTTTTCATACTCATTTCTCCTTATTTCACAAATACTTGATATTCATCTACTTCCCCGCAAAACAATTTGACAAGAAGAAGAATGAATCCCATATGCTTCAAGTCTTTGGCTTGATGTGGTGTTAATTTCATTGTTCGGATGAGGGTCATATTATTTTCCTCCTTCGGCTTGGGCGATGATTTTTCTAATAATAGCTACAATTTTATTTAACTTTTCTGCGTCGGTTCCTTCAGCATCTTCCCAATATTGAACCTCATGTTTGAATGACAATCGAAGTACTTCTTTCGCCGCTTCCAACAATACCTCATGGTTGTTGACGGCGCGGACGATGAATTCGTCTCCGTGATAAGCACGAAGGCGTTCAATGCAACGCAAATACGCATCGCCTTTTGTGTCGAAGTAGTCTAACTGAGACAAGCTATTGTCCCTGCCGACCACCCACTGTTTACTTTCACTTCCGTACACCTCCTTAACTTCAATTGAGTCGAACGCTACTGTGTGTTTCTCAATTTTGGTTTTCATAGTTTTATTCTCCTTTGGTTTGGGTAATAACTTCTTTTAAGGCGTGCCATTCCTGAAGAACAGCACCACCAACAATGCTTGGATCAATGACAGTTGCCAATCTTTTCGCTACTTTCAATAACGCTTTATGAGAATTTTTAAGCATTTTTATTTCTTCATCTTGTTTATTTATCGTGTTTAAATATCCATGAAGATCTGCTTGATCCTGATCATAATTATTGACGGCACGGAATGCCTTCTCAACGAGTGGATTGTTTTTTCCCCATACTTTTTTAAGGACATCTGAAATTGCCACTGCTTCCATCGTTGTATCTGCCGGTGTATGCTTCAGCCGTGGATAACAATCTTCACAATTTCCGTCTTTTTCATTAATCATGTGTTTTACTTCTTTTTTTTGTTTCATTTAAACACCTCGCTTTGAAACATAGAACTTTCTTTCCGGATATCTGGCTTGAAGCTTCTTAAGCACGTCCAAAGCTCCATATTTGGTCAAGGCCGTCAGCATCAGCCTATCAGAGCCCTCTTCTTTGATCAAGTATTTCTTTTCCATGATTAAGCATTGGTCCAGAAGTTTAATTTGTCAAGGCCTCTGTCAAAAGAATTTTACCTTGATAATCAATACTTTGTATGATTTTTTGAAAGTTTACAAAATTGTTACAACTCGTTGGTATTAAAAAGGCTCTAAATACTCAATTTATTGCGTTTATTCGACATTATCGAACCTCTGCAAAATAAATATATTTCTTTAAACTGATTGAGAATCTGTTCTTTTCTTATTAAAGCATTCGCCCTTATACCAACAAACAAGCTTTCTGCCTAGACTCATAGAAGGGGCATTGTGTTCAATTCATAAGCCCGACTTACTTCGGGCCATTGTCGGCCTGAGTCCATTCGCTTGTAGATAGCTGAAGGTGCCAAGATAAAGAAACACTTGGTAAGGGATAGCTTGAAGCACCAAGCCTAAGCAATGAAGCTTGACGAGACAGGGCAAGAGGGACGACTCAAAGGGCAATCATGAGGGGCCT